CGGTGTCGGGTCGAGGACGAATTTCTCGTGGTAGGGGCTGTCCGTGTCCCACGGGTTGCTGTCGGCGATAAGCCCATACCAGCTGGGCGCGCCGTTGAGCTTGGAGGGGAAACGGCCGAGGCGGCCGAGCAGGGGCGCCACTATATCTAATGGCACCTCGCGCAGCTCGTTGATCCAGGCGCCGGTGAGCTGCATCGACAGCAGGCGCCGCTGGTCCTCTTTCGTATCAAGCGGGATGAGCATGATGTCGGCCTCGATGCGGGTGCCGTCGGGCATCGGCGCGCGCAGCCTTATGGTTGAGTCAGTGACGAAATAACTGATCATAGGCCGCAGATATTGCTGGATATCGGAGAGAACAGTTGTCCTCAGTTGCTGCATCGTATTCCTAACAACTGCCCACCTTGTGGTGCGCACGCCGCCCCAGGGCGCCTGCAGGCGCGAGCGGCGGAGGATCTCGACGATGCAGCCCATCGACTTGCCCGAGCCGACCGGGCCGACCAGCGCGCGCACGCGCGCGTCCGAGAGCATGAACTGCTCGACCGTGGGGGGTGGGACGTAGTTGAGGCTGCCCGCGTCGAGTGGCATCAGTCTTCTTCCTCAGGCTCGATTACCGTAGTCGAGATGGTCTCGGTCCTGCCCGAGAACATGATGTTGACCGAGAAGGTCGGCCCCGAGGGGGCGGGGGCGAAATCTCCCTGGCGGATCGGGGCGGGCTCCATGCCGCATACCTTGGTGAGCGTCTTGACCAGATCGACGCGCACCGCCGGTAGCACGCTGTCGTCCTGCAGCATGGAGAGGATTTTGGGCGAGGCTTCCAGCAGCCCGACCTGGCAATAGGTGCGGAAGCGTTCGGGGATGTTGCCGTCGCTCTCCCAGATCGACCGCTTGAGCCGGAGCAGCTTGGTGATTTCCGGCCGCGCGCAGAACGCTACCGCCTGGTCGGGGGTGAGCCCGTAGCGTGCGGCGATGGCCTCGGGTTCGTGGATATTCCTCGCGATATCGTCAGTGAACTGGTCGATCGGGATGCGCTCGATGGTCTCCCGGTCGAGGGCAACTACGGTAATCGTACCCGAGGCTGACATGGCTTCCCCACAAATAGTTGACGCAACACGGGAGAATACCGCATATAGCGCCGGATACGGTAGTTGAGGCAAGGGAATGCCCGAGGCGATCCCCGGCCGCTCGCAGTCCTCCCTGCCCGTGGGCTCCGTCGCACGCGCCGGGCCCGGCGGGTCCTATCCCAATGGACGGGGCTTGCTGCGGGTGGTCACCAGCGATGAGCTGACGCGCCGCGAGAACGAGCGGCGCATCGGCGCGGGTGCGGGGACGGCCAATAGGCTGACCAAGCCGGTGCCCGACATCGGCGCCTATATCCGCCGCCAGTGGACGATCTTCCGGGACCACCGGAACCAGGGTAACAACCCGCTCAATAATCGCCTGCTCCGGGCGCAGCGCATGTTCGAGGGCAAATACGACCCCGAACGCCTCGCTGCGATCCGTCAGTTCGGCGGGTCCGAGGTGTACGCGCGCCTCGTCGCGGTGAAGTGCCGGGGGGCGTCTTCACTGCTGCGCGACGTATATCTCGGGCCCGACCGACCCTGGGACATCCAGGCCCAGCCCGACCCGCCGGTGCCGCCCGAGGTGCAGAAGGCGGCGATGCAGCTGGTCGCCGGCGAGGTTGCCACACAGGTGCAGGCGCAGCAGCCGATACTCCCCGAGCAGGCCAAGACCCGGCTGCAGTCGTTGCTGCATGCCGCACAGCAGGCGGCGGCCGCGAACGCCAACGACCAGGCTGACCGCGCCGCCGACGCCATCGAGGACCTTCTGGTCGAGGGGCGGTTCTACCAGGCGATGGCGGAGTTCCTGGTCGATGTGCCGTTGTTCCCGTGGGCCTGCATCAAGGGCCCGACGGTCAGGATGGTGCCGAAGCTGTCCTGGACGCCGAACAAGGACGGCAGCAAGACCGCCTCGATCGAGCGCAAGGCGCAGATGTTCTGGGAGCGGGTCAGCCCGTTTAACCTCTACTGGACCCCCGGTGTGTCCAACATCGCCGACGCCGCCATCATCGAGCGGCATCGCTTCTCGCGCACCGACATCAACGACCTGATCGGGCTGCCCGGCTACGACGAGCAGGCCATCGCGGGGGTGCTGGAGGATTACGACCGCGGCCTCAGGGAGTGGCTGGATAGCCCCGACGCCGAGCAGGCGATCAACGAGAACCGCGAGGACCCCAACCTCAACCGCTCCGAGATGATCGAGGGGCTCGAGTATCACGGCAACGTCCAGGGCCAGATGCTGATCGACGCGGGGATGAGCCCTAAGCTGATCAAGGACCCGCTGCGCGAGTACAACGTCCAGTCCTGGGTGATCGGCCGCTACACGATCAAGACCCTGCTCAACCCGATGCCGACCCAGCGCCATCCCTACTATCTTACCAGTTTCGAGAAGGCCCCCGGCACCGTGGTTGGGCACGGGCTGCCGGATTTGCTGGAGGATATGCAGGAGGTGTGCAACGCCTCGTTGAGAGCGTTGGTGAATAATATGAGTATAGCTTCAGGGCCGCAGGTGGTCGTCAACGACGATAGCCTCTCCCCGGCCGAGGATGGCAACCAGCTGTATCCGTGGAAACGCTGGCATATCCAGGGCGACCTGTTTACCAACCAGCGTGAGCCGATCACCTTTTTTCAACCCCAGTCGAATGCCCAGGAGCTGCTCTCGGTTTACACCGCGATCAGCAACATGGCCGACGAGATCTCGGCGATACCCCGCTACATCACCGGCAGTTCGCAGGGGCTGGGGGGTGCGGGGCGCACCGCCTCGGGCCTGTCGATGCTGATGGGCAACGCGGAGAAGGTGCTCCAGACGGTGGCGGCGAACATCGACGGGGACATCATGGACCCGTTGCTGAGCCAGACCTACGACCTGGTGATGATGACGGACCAGACCGGGATGCTCACCGGCGAGGAGGAGATCCGCGTCCGCGGCGTCAACGTCGCGGTGCAGAAAGAGACCGAGCGCCAGAAGCAGCTCCAGTTCCTGCAGATCACCGCCAACCCGATCGACGCGCCGATCGTCGGCGAGATGGGGCGCGCCCGCGTGCTGCGCTCGATCGCGCAGGGGCTCGGCCTGCCCGACAACGTGGTCCCCTCGGACCAGGAGCTGCAAGCCAAGCTCGATGCGCAGAAACAGATGCAGGCCGCCAGTCAGGCGATGCTTGCAGCCTCTGGCGCCGGCCAGCCGGGAGACGCCAATCCCCCCGGCGGGAAACCGGGGCAGCCGGGGCCACCGGCGGGTGGCAAGCCTGGGACGACTCCCGCCGGTGGCGCCCCGCCCGCCGCACACGCACAGGGACAGCAGGCGCCCACGCCGGGTCCCGCGCAGCTCGAAGACCACGCGCCCCGCGTCAATCTCATGCAGCAAGGGATACCGAAATAATGGCCACTGTGGAAAGCACCTCCTCGGGCAAGGACAAGTTCGTCCCGTCGGGCATGGGCAACAAGGGGCAGGCCGGCGGCAGCGGGCCTACCGGTAGTTCGCGCACCTACCCCAAGGGCGGCAGCGTCAGCACCAAGCCCGACTTCAACCCGATGAACTGCTCGAAATCCTGCGCTGAGTACAGCGTCGGCGGGGTGTGATGGCGAAAGTCCATCTCGGCAACCCGTATCGGGCGCCGCCCGCGTCCATCACCGCCGGCGAGCCGCTGAACCGGGTGATGGGCCAGTACGGCAAGAACGCGCCATCGGTCGCGGGCGCGCCGCTGGTGAGCATCGCCCTGGGGTCGCTGGTGCCGTTGCTCAACACCCCACGCAAGGGCGGTCCTACCGCGATGCGCGGACTGAAGGGCGGCATCGGCCCGCGTGTGAAACAAGGCGGCCTCGGCCCCGGCAAGCTCGGCGGCTACGGCAGCTCGCGCCAATACGACAAGAACCCGTTGGGTGATGGATGATCAATATCGGCAATGATGGCGTCACCGCCTGCAAGAACCTCAAGGGCAACGAGTTCTGGGACACGCTGCGCGCCCAGATCTACCGCGTCGCGGTCGAGCGCACCGATGCGGCACTCAGCTCCGACCCCGCCGCCCGCGTCGACCTTACCGCCTATGCCCGCGCGATCCGGGACCTGTGGGTCGCGGTGGAGAGCGCCACGCTGGAGGTCAACTACCGGCAAATCGAGAAGCCCAGCCGCCCGATCATGACGAAGGCCGCAAATGTCTGACACGACCAAGTTCGCTCCTGCCGTCCCCGCCGCCGTCCGCCGTCAGGCGGAGGCCGCCGACGAGGCTGTTCGCCAGCTGCAGGCGGAGCAGGATGCGAACCGGGCCGAGACATCTCCTGGCGCTCCCGAGGGGACTCCATCTCCCCCCTCCGAGCAGCCGGAGAGTCCTGCCGGCTCTCCTCCCGGTTCACCACGGGACGGAGCTGCGGCGGGGCCTGCTCCCACCCCAACTCCGGGTGGACCCCAGGAGGAGGGGTGGGAGCAGCGTTATCGCACGCTAAGGGGCAAATACGACACCGAGGTGCCGACGCTGCAGAACCAGCTGCGCACCCTTGAGCGGACCATGACCGAGTTGCAGCTGCAGCTGCAGAACCCGCCGCCTCCGCCACCGTCAACTCCGGTAGTCAAGCCGGTGCCGATCTCCGACGAGGACATCGAGGCATACGGCCCGGAGCTGATCGACCGCGCCAGGAGCTGGGCGCGGGCCGAGCTGATGCCCGAGATCGAGCAGCTGCGCCACGACGTGGTCAGGGCCAACGGCACCGCCCAGAACGTCCAGTCCCAGGCGGCGATGCAGTCCGTCTACAACTTCATGGACCAGAACCTGCCGAGCTGGAACGATATCAACACCGACCCGCGGTTTATCGAGTGGCTGCGCGGCACCGACCCGCTCTCGGGTTCGGTGCGGCAGAACATGCTGAGTGCGGCCTTCCTGTCCGGGGATGCCCGCCGCACTCTGAGCTTCTTCAGGGCATTCCAAACCGAGCATACCGAGGACCACTTCCAGCCGGGGACGACCCATACGTATGCCAATGGCAGCGCGGGTGCAGTCAGGCTCGAGGATATGGCGGGACCAGGGCGTGGTGCCCCAGTCTCTCCCGGCGCTCCTGCGACCAAGCGGCATGTAACCCAAAAGGACATCGCCGACTTTTATTCGGCCGTAACGAAGGGACGTTTCAACGGGCGCGACGCCGAGAGGCAGCGCATCGAGCAGGAACTCCATGAGGCCGTGTACGAGGGGCGCGTCCGTAATTAACAGGAGCACCACATGGCTGTCGTCTATCCCGTTGCCGCAACGCCATATTCTGGCGCGCGGCCCGTCCCCGAATACTCGGGTATCTTTATTCCGCAGATCTGGTCAGGGAAGTTGATCGAGAAGTTCTATTCTGCAACGGTCCTGGCGGCCATCGCCAACACGGATTACGAGGGCGAGATCAAGAACCAGGGCGACACTATCCACATCCGCACCAAGCCCACCATCGCGATCAACGACTACCAGGCCGACATGCCGCTGACCGTGCAGCGCCCGTCGAGCAACATGGTCGACCTCCAGATCACGCAGGGGAAGTATTTCAACTGCGTGCTCGACGACGTGATGGAGACCCAGGCCGACCTCAACCTGCTTTCGATGTGGTCGGACGACGCCTCCGAGCAGATGAAGATCAAGATCGACACGGCCGTGCTGGCGACGCTGGACGCGGGAGTTGATGCCAACAACAAGGGCGCCACGGCGGGGTTGATCTCCGACGACATCGTCCTCGGGGTCACCGGCACGCCGGTCTCGCTGACGCCGTCCACGATCCTTGGGCATATCGTCGACCTCGGCACCGTGCTCGACGAGCAGAACATCCCCGAAACGGGTCGGTGGATGGTCTTACCTCCATGGGCGGCCGGGATGGTGAAAAAATCCGATCTGCGCGACGCCTCGATCAGCGGTGACGGCGTGTCGCTGATGCGCAATGGGCGTCTCGGCATGATCGACCGGTTCACGCTGTATGCGTCGAACCTGCTGCCGACCGCGGTCGAGGGCACCACTAAGGCGTATCGCATCTTCGCCGGCCATCCGCACGGCCTGACCTTCGCCAGCCAGGTTTCCAAGGTCGAGACGCTCCGCAGCGAGCAGACCTTCGGCACCCTGCTGCGCGGGCTGCAGGTCTACGGCAGCAAGGTGCTGGACGGGATCGCTATCGCCGAGCTTTACGCGGTCAAGGGGGCCGGTCCATAAGGGCTAACTACCGTAAGCGTAGGAACGGGTCATGTCGGTATCGGTGGGCACCCCGACGATAGGGGGGCTGATCCTGGAGGCGCGGGCGATGCTGCAGGACACCCTGCAGACCAACGCCATGTCGCCGATCCAGGATGACCCGATCTACCGCTACTCCGATACCGACATGATCGCCGCGTTCAACGGGGCGATGCTGGAAGCGCGCACCAAGCGCCCCGACCTGTTCCTGCGCCTGGGGCTGCGTAAGGCGGTGCCGCGCTACACCACCGGCGACCTGGGCACCGCCTTCCCGCTCGACCTCTCGGTCTACGACGCTTTCCTCTACTACCTCGTAGGGCGCGCCGAGATCCGGGAAGACACGTTCTCCAATGACGGGCGCGCTGTTGCGATGTTAAACAAATTCGTGAGTCAACTCATGGCGGTAGCGTCATGAGCACCACCATTCCTTCGATCTCCGCGACCGGCGGGCTCGACCGCATCTACGATAGTGTCGAGAGCACCGTGCCCGGCGTGCTGCACCACTCCGTCGAGCAGGCGCTGTGGGACACGATCGAGGAGTTCTGCATCCAGAGTACGTTCTTCCGGGTCTGGGCGGAATGGGCGATGGGGGCCGGGACTAACGAGTTCGATTTCAATCCGGTCGACAGCAACACCATCGCCTTCGAGATCCTTTCCGTATCCGGACTGAGCTTCTGGGCTGCCGCGCCGATGGCGATACTGCTTGACCGCGGGCAGCCCTCCACCATCGCCCGGCAAGGCTGGGCGTGGCTAGCCTGCAAGCCCGTCTCCCTAGCCTGCTGCGGCCTGCCTTCCACCCTGGTGGATCGCTGGTATGAGGGGCTGCGCAACGGCACGTTGGCACGGTTGTTCGCGCAGCCGGCGAAACCCTGGTCCGCGCCGCCGCTGGCACAAAGTCACGGCGTGACCTATCGCGCGCGCATCCGCGAAGCGCGCGACCTCACCACGCGCCTCTACGGAGGCGGGTCGCAGCCTTTTTCCTACCCCTATTTCGCGCAGGGGAGGCGGAAGAATTGAGCGATCTTTACGTCATCGCCTGCGAGCGCATGGCCAAGGCCCGGTTCAACTGGGAGGCTGATCCGGTCTACGCGATTCTGGTGGATGCGAGCTACGTGCCGGATTTCGCGGCGCACACCAGCTACGCCGATATCCCCAAATCCGCGGTGCTGCTGGCGCCGTCCCCGGCGACCAGCCCGCCGCCTACGGTAGTTGACGGCTGGTGCGTCAATAAAATGATTTATGCCACCCAGTTCGGCCCGGCGGCGGCGATCCACGCGGTGATCGTGATGCAGGCCATCGCGGGGGTGACACCCCACGACACGCCGCCCGACGATCAGCTCAGCCTCGTGGCCTATATCGACAAGGGTTACAATTTCAACGAGCAGTTCGCTACGCGCATGGCGCTCTACATCATCTGGCCCGACCAGGGGGTGTTCCGGCCATGATCATCAATATCTCCGAAGTGGATATGGCGGCCCTGGATGGCGGTGGGCGCCTGGTGCCGCCCCGGCTACCTACCCCCGATGAGCCGCATAACGCGCTCTACAACGACATGATCCTCAACGGGGTCGAGGTGGATGGCGGCTATGTCCCCTGGCACCCCGTGATTGAGGCGCGGGCGATCTACCCGTTCAGTTTCATCGCCACGAAGTTCAACACGGCATTCCTCTGGCACGAGGGCGGGCCGACCGGCGAGTGCCTGTGCGTGCCGTATCTGCCTGACCTGGTCTGCGCACCCTGCGTTCCCGACGCGGTCGTGGTCCCCTCGGGAGGCAAGCCATGCTGATCGGGCGGATGCAGAAGGAGATGACTGACATCCGCCGCTGCACGGTGGATTTCGGCACGAGCTGGCTCGACAGCGGCGAGACGATCCAGGAGATCACCGATCCGATGGCCGAGCTGATGGGTGCCTGGGTGCCGGGGCCCTATCCGTCCTGGCCCGACAACACCATCCCCAACGTCACCCTGCCCGACGACCCGACGCCGCTGCTGGTCGATTTCTGGATCATCCTGCCGACCAGCACTCAGGTTCAGATGTTCCTCTCGTCGGGCACGCCGGGGAATTTCTACCGCGTGAGCTTCATCGCCACGGGCGCGTCGGGGCGTGCGCAGACCGTCGAGGTGATCATGTCCGTCAAACCCCAGCCGACCGGGTAGGGAACGATTATGGGTATTATGTTCGGTAATAACGCCCTGTCGACGCTCACCGTGTCGCTGTTCGCGGGCGAGACCACGCTCATCATCGACGCGGCGGATGCGGCGGCTTTCCCGCAGCCGTCGGCGGCCGGCGATTACTTCCTCGTCACCGTCGAGGATTTGAAGCAGACGCCGATCCAGCGCGAGATCTGCAAATGCACCGGGCGCACGGGTAACCTGTTTACGGTGGTTCGTGCCCAGGAAGGGTTCGCGGCGAAGGATTTCACCGTCGGCACAACGACCGTGTCCAACCGCGTGACCGCGGCCACGATGAACATGGCGATCAACCTGCTGCCGCCGGCCGACAGCAAGGTCTACGGCCAGCAGCTAACTACCGTAGGCGGCGTCCCCACCTTCGTCGAGGTGCTCACCACGCAGGGCCAGCTGACCTTCGGCGGGCCGATCGGGATCGGGAGCACGCCGCCTGCCGGGACGCCGCTGGCGACGCTCTATACCAACGATGTTTCTCTCAACGGCAATATCGGGTTCAACCAGGTCTGGAACTCCACGGGCACGCCGGGGTGGCGATACCGTGTCGCCGGCGCCGGGGCGCTGTGGGGGTTCGATCCCGCCCTCGGGCAGCTCGCGGCCTCGATGTCGCCTTCCGGCGCGGCGGGCGCGGCCGTGACAGGCACCGTGAGTGCGCTGCGGATCAATGCCAAGGGCCAGGTCGCGGGAGCTAATGTCGGACTGCCGCTTGCCGATGACACGCGCTACACCTGGACGGCGGACAACTTCGCCCTCGAGCCGGGCGGCTATTTCGCTTTCAATACCTACCTTGGGGCGGGAAGCGTCTGGAAGACCAAAGCCGCCGGCTATAGCGGCCTTATGTCTTTGGACACTGCCTCTGGAAACCTGAATTTCTTCGTCAACCCGTCAACCTCCGCCGGGACTGCCGTTTCCCTGACCCTCGCCTCGATAATGATGCCGTCGGGCGCGTTGCAGGTGCAGAATACGATTTTCGCGAACAAGGGCATTTCGTTCGGCAGCTTCAACAGCTGGGAGTATCAGGCTTACGTCACCACCGGCGGCGACCACATCCTGGCGCATCGTGCGGGCTGGTATGACCAATGGCAGAGTTCCGGCGGGTCCACGATCTGGGTCCGGTCCAGCGCCAACGCGATGGTGCTCTATGGCAACGGTGACCTGACGGTCGCAGGCGCGCTGCGGTCGACCAACGCGGCGGCGGGTGTCTGGGCGTCGAGCGACAATTCGCACGGGCACTACACTTCGGGCGGCCGGTGGAAGGTCTGGCAGGTTTCGGCGGATGGCTGGCGTGTGCAGTGGGACGGCTCGAACGGGCAGCTCGCCTTCGTCAACCAAGCCGGTCAGATACTCTGGTCCGTCGACGGCAGCGGCAATGTCTGGGCCAGTGGGAACTACACCACCGGCACCGATATCAGCGCCCGCTCGCTGTATGCGAGCGCCACGGTGCAGGGGAACTACCTCTACTCGACTGGCAACATTCAGGGCAACGTCGACATAAATTGCAGCCGGAACGTCAACGTCGCGGGCACGGTGACCTCCAACGTCGTGCACGCCACCGGGGTGCTGTACGGCGACCAGAACGGCCAGTTCGCCGGCAACGTCGTCTCCAACGCCGCGTTCGCGCCCGCTGGATTTTTTGTGGGCGCAAACAACGATACCAGCTGGGGAATGTATTCCGCCAGCGGGCAGCGCATCTTCCAGTTCGGCGCGGGTGGTTGGTATTGGCAGTGGGACAATAACTCGGGGACGCTGATCTGGTGGAAGGGTAGCCAGCATTTCTGGGTCATGCGCACCAGCGACAACCTTGCTTACAACGAGCTTGGGGCGGTCGGCGGCAACGGCGCCTATGCCAACTTTTCCGACCGCCGTGGCAAGGACGCGATCACCCCCACCGAGCGCGGCCTCGCCGAGGTGTTGCAGCTTCATCCCGTCGAGTTCATCCGCGTTCCGCATCCGGAGCCGCAGGCTGGGGACATTGTGCCTCAGGCGATCGTCCCGCGCACCGAGATCGGGTTCGTCGCGCAGGACGTGGCAATGGTGGTGCCCGAAGCGGTGGTGGTCATGGGGGCGGCGCTGCCCGACGGCACCGGCACTCTGGCCGATCCCGAGCCGTCCCTGGGGATGACCTACGACACGATCGTTGCGATCATGGTCAATGCGATTAAGGAACTTAATACGCGCATCGTCGCGCTGGAAGGAGGGGCGCCGTGATCAATCTTCTCATATATATCTTAATATTGCTGATTATCTTCAGCGTGATTTTTTACATCATCCGTCTCATTCCGTTGCCGCCACCGTTCGGGGTCGTCGCGCAGGCGGTCGTGGGATTGATCCTGTTACTGATCCTCATCGATATGTTGCTGGGCGGCAGGTTCGTGGGTTTTCCGCGGTATGGGCCATGACCGGCAACCCCTTCACCCACTCCATGACGGTGTTCCGATGACCTTCATCGCCGAAGACACCCATGCCCGCCTGGGCGAAGCCGTCGGCAGTGGCTATTGCATGGCGCATGTCCAGGCCGTCGCCGGCGTGGGCCACTCCTCGACCCTGCACCAGGGCGAGAAGGTGCGTGGCAACGAAATCCCACCCGGCACCGTGATCGGCACCTTCGATGCCACCGGCTGCTACGCCAACGCCACCGACGGGTCGAGCCATGTCGCCGTGTTGGTCGAGCAGACCAAGGATGGGCTGAAAGTGGTCGATCAATGGCAAGGCCAGCCCGTGCACGAGCGGCTGATCCGGTTCAAGGGCGGTCGAGGCCCCGCCTGCGACGACGGCGATCAGTACCACGTCGTTGAAGCCGCATGATCCTAAATTCTCCATGCTCCGGGCCGCGTTCTGGCTGCTCGCCGCCGTCGTGGGCGTGCAACTCGTGGTCACTTTCGGTGTCGGTGCCGGGTGCCTCTGGCTGGTCATATCCGGCGCCTACCGCATCGGCGCCTGCGAGAACGTCAGCGGCCAGATCCGCGAGGTCTGGGCTGAAGCCATGGCCGCGATCCTGGCCCTCCTGCTTGCCGCCGGCGCCGGGCCGAAGCCGCCCGCCCCGCCACCAACGGGGGACGAGCCGTGACAACGTTCGTCCAATTCCGTCCGTGCCTACCTCATCATCATCAACCAGAAGGAATTAATCATGCCTACAGTTCGTATCACGGGCGGCGTCCTCAACGTCCAGGCGGTCGGCACCCCCGACAATACCCTGCCGGGCGGTGGCGGAGGCCCGGTCGATCCCGGCTACGGCATCCCCGAGGGACGGCCTGACAACACCCTGCCGGGCGGCGGGTTGGGCTTCTGGGGCGGCCAAGCACCGCCACACGTCGATAACACGCTGCCCGGCCTGCCGGTCGGCCCCAATCAGGACCTGCCGTTGCCGCCGAACTACCCCGACAATTCACTACCGCCCATCGTCGGACACCCCGATCTTCCGCCGCCACTTATCCCAGCCCATCCGATCTATCCTGTTCCGCCTGCGGCAGAGACGCCGCCGCTTGGCGCGGTTTATCCGCCCCTGCCTTATGCCAGTCAGGATGGCAGCGGCACCACGGCGATCATGGTCGTTACGATGGGTGTTTGGGGTCAACGCTATGTCAGCATTGATCCTTCGTTGCAGTGGCCGGGGACGCCTCCGGCGCAACCGAAGGGTTAACACAACAACGGGCGCGGGAATTAACCCGCGCCCATAGGAGGCCCAATGCGTCCGCTTCTCGTTACCGGCGTCATCGCCAGCGCCGCCTTCAGCGCCGCCATCGCCCTCTCGCCCCACCCGGCGCATGCGACATTGCAAATCGCCGCCACGATCAACGGCAGCAGCTTCCTGTGTGTGGACAACGCAGCCTGCGACAACAACGGTGCCACCGGCACGATTGAGCTGTCGAACCAGATCATCGGCGGCATCACCGTCGATGGCAGCATCCAGACATCGCGGGGTACACCGGCTAATCCGGGGCCACTCGATATCCTCAACACGTCGTCACTGAGCATCATAAACTCTACTGCGAGCACGATCACGGGCGCGGTGGCAGTGAGCGATACCAGCTTCACGGCACCCGTGTCGTCGGTTGCCCTCTCAGCGTCAGGCGTGTGGGAGACAGCAGTCGGCAGCAGTGCGACATTGCAATGGTACGCTGACACGGCGAACGCACAGGGCGCGGACAACGCCACCGACGCGCCGGGCACGCTGCTCGATACGTTCGTATCCAGCGCCGTCGTGGTGGCGGACAGCCTCTCGGACAACAACACTGCGCCGTTCTCCGCCCTCGCACCGTTCTCCATGACCGAGACGGTGGCCTTCTCGCTGACATCAGGCGGGACGCTGCTCAATCGCGGCCAGACCATGCTGGCGGCGGTCGATACCCCGGAGCCGGCTTCCATGGCGTTGCTATGGGCAGGGCTGGTGGCGCTGGGCGTCGTTCGCCCGCGCGTGCGGGTCCGGGGCTCATGACTCTGTGACCAACTACCGTAATTATAGGAGGAACCAATGCCGCAACCGAACGTGCAACTCGCGACCCCGCCCGAGGTCCCGCTCGGGGTCACCTTGACCTTTGCCGAGTGGCAGATGGTGGTAGGCCAGCTCGGCCAGGGGCCGTATCAACAGGTCGCGGCGCTGATCGACAAGATCTCGCGCCATGTCAGCCAGCGCATCGAGGAGTTCCACGCCAAGCAGGAGAGCGCGTGATGGCCAAAGCCAATCCGTTCGCGGCCAAGGGCAAGGCAAAGGGGGCGGGCGGCAACCCGTTCGCCAAGGGAAGGGTGCCGACGACCAAGGGGCCGCCCGCCAATGATCCGCTCGCGGCGGGCGGGGGCGGCGGCCCGCCGATCCCTATGGGGCCTGGTTTCGCCAAGGGCGGCAAGGTCGACCCGTGGGACAAGACCTCACGGGGCAAGAAGGATGCCGCTTTCGACAAGAAGATGGGCATCAAGCCGGGTTCTGCGACCGACAACAAGATCGACCGCCTCGTCAAGGGGAAGCGGTGAAACGCGGCGGCTCGATCAGGCGCGTGGCGGGCAAACCCATCGGCAAGGATGACGGGCTGATCCCGGCGCAGGTCGGTGAGTATGTCATCCGCAGGAGCGCGGTGAAGAAGCTCGGCACCAAGGCGCTCGACCGGATCAACAAGGGGAAGCTCCCGAAAGGAGCGCGCTGAGATGGCGAATAAATCAGGGCTCATGTCTGGCGACATTCCGGACAACGCCACATGGGCTAAGGGCGGCAAGGTCCATAAGGTCCGCAAGGTCAAGGGTTACGACGGCGGCGGCTTCGTCGAGGGTATGACCGGGATGATGTCGGCCATCGGCCAGGGCTACGACATGATGAACAAGGTCAAGAAGGCGCGTAAGGAGAGCGGCTCGGATACGTCCTCGGTGGCCAAGGACTCCGTCGCGGCGGGGTCGTCAGTGTCCAAGTCGGACCCGCAGGATACCGCGACCCCCAAGTCGAGCGCACCGCCGCGGGTCAAGGACGACGACGCCGGCTCCACCAGCTTCGCCAGGGGCGGTAAGGTCAACCGGGTGATGGATCACCGCAGCCAGTACATGAAGAAGGGAAAACGCTGATGGTCGGGCATGTCGTCAGGAACCGCCTCGCGGCCGAGGCCGCCGAGGCCAGGAAGGAGGACGCGGCGCATCACCGGGCCGCGCCCAAGAAGAAAGTGCCCGACAAGCCGGAACCCAAGGCGGCCGAAAAAGGGAAGGACAAGTGATGGCGAAAGGTAAAGGCAAGACGCGCTCGTCGGGCAGTGGCAGCCCGTCGTTCAACTCCGGTGGTTCCGGCGGCAGTTCGCTCAGCCAGCGCGCGATCCCCGGCCCCGCCAGCACCGGTGGCCCGGTCTCGCTGAAGAAGGCGCTGGCCAAGAAGGCGCCGCGTGGAAAGGGCATCTGAAGGGAATTACCGTAATTGCCGGCACTCGTCCTCAAAGGCTTCGGCGGCACCATCCCACGGATGAACCCGCGTTTGCTGCCCGACGTGCAGGCGTCGGAGGCGTGGAACTGCGACCTCGATAGCGGCGCCATCGCCGGGCTGCCGATGCCCAAGCTCATCAAGGATTTGACCGGTGCACTGCCCGGCAAGACGGTGAAGAAGGCGTATCGCCTGCCCGCGCCGCCGCCAGGCGGGCCGGATGCCTGGCTGCCGCTGCCTGACGAGGCGTCGAGCGTGGTGCGTTCGCCGCTTACCAATGACAGCCTGCACCGGATCTACTGGACCAACCCGAACGACGGTGCCTACTGGAGCACCTACGCGATGATCACGGCGGGCACCCCGCCATATAATCTCGGCTTCATCGCGCCCAGCACGTCCTATTCGCTTACTGTCTCGGCGTCCGGGGGAACTACCGACGGCAGCCTGCCGCTGGTGTCGCGCACCTATTTGTTCACCTACATCGACACCTACGGCGAGGAGAGCAGCCCCTCGGGTCCCTCGGCGGTGGTGACTGGCGCCAGCGACGGTAATTGGACGATCTCGGGGATACCGACCGCACCGCCCGCCGCCGTGGCGGGCAAGAACTACCCGGCGGTCGCCCGCGTGCGCCTGTATCGCACGGTCACCGGCCAGAACACCGGGGCGCAGTTCTATCAAGTGCAGGAATGGCCGCTCCCGTCGGGTCCGGCTGGCGGCGTGTTCGTGGACACCATTGTCGACAGCCTGATCGTCTACTCCAACCCGCTGCCTTCCTCGTCCTGGGCATCGCCGCCCGACGGGCTTGACGGGCTGGTCGCGATGACCTCGGGGATGCTGATCGGGTTCACCGGCAACACCGTGCATTTCTGCGAGCCCAACCGCCCGCACGCATGGCCCGCCGCCTATGATCTCTCGGTGCAATACCAGATCGTGGCACTCGCGGTGTGGCAGCAGAGCCTGATGATCCTGACGCAGGGATACCCCAGCAGCGGGACAGGCAACACCCCGGCCAATTTTGTGCTCAGCCAGATCCAGGTCGCCGAGCCGTGCATCGCGCGCAACTCGGTGGTGACCGACCTTCTGGGCGTCTACTATGCGAGCCAGAACGGCATCCAGGTGCTGACCTATTTCGGCATCCAGAACCAGACCTTGCAGCTGATGAGCAAGAATATCTGGATGAATAAGTTCGAAGCCAACAGCATCAGCGCCTGCCGCCACCGCCAGCAATACCTCGCGGTGATCGACGACGGCACCGGTTTCATCATCGACTACGCCGAGAACCGCCTCGGCCTGGTGCAGCTCAGCACCGTGGATGGCGTCGTCTCGGTGTGGAACGATGTCTACACCGGCGATGCCTACATGATGCAGAAGGAGAAGGTCTATCTATGGGACGGCCCTTACGAGCCGCCGCTGGCGTATCGCTGGAAGTCCAAGGAGTTCTACCTGCCCGCGCCGGTGAATTTCGCCGTCGTGCAGGTCTCGATGTCCGACTACGTCTACGGGTTGCCTGCGCCGCCGATCATCAATCCGTTGGCCAGCCCCATAAATGTCGGCGAGACCGAGCTGCCTGACGGCGCGCTGGCGATCTTCCGGGTCTATTTCCACTACCAGCTGGTCTACCAGACCTGGCTGACTTCGCCGCGGCCGATCTTCAAGCTGCCGTCCGGGTATAAGGGTTTTACCTGGCAGTTCGAGATCGTCGCGCGCGTGCCGATCTACTCGATCGAGATCGCCACCACGGCGCAGGAGCTGAAGGGGGTCTGATGTCGATCACCTTCCCAAAAGTTCAGGCGCTCAGCACCAACCCGAATACGACGGTGGGTATTAACCCGAACCTGCCGGCGATCCCGAACCCGAACGTCGATCTCAAATCCGTGGCGACTGTCCTGCTTGCTTGCAAGCAAGCCATCGAAAGCCTGGGCGGGACCCGCGGTGCGATACTGGACCGGGCGGTTACCTTCAACGATCTGATCCGCGTCGGGTTGTCCTCGCCCCAATCGTTCATGAGCCCAACCGGGACCGTGCCGGGCGGGGGTCCTGGCACGGGTGGCGGCGGGGCGGGTTTCCCCGAGGCGCCGGTCGATAGCACGTTGTATGGGCGTATCGACACTACCTGGCAGCGGGCGCTGGCGCTGGCGGGCGGCACGATGACGGGGCCGATCGTGCTGGCGGGGAACGCCACCGCGCCGCTTCAGCCAGTGGCGCTCCAGCAGCTCTCAACTACCGTAGGCGCCTACCTGCCCCTGGCCGGGGGCACGCTCACCGGGCCGCTCACCCTGGCGGCCAACGGCACGGTGGCGCTGCATGCGGTCACCCTGCAGCAGCTCAATGCGGGGCTGACGGGCAAGGAGGACAAGGTCAACAAGGGTATTGCCAGCGGCTATGCCCCGCTCGATGCGGGGTCCAAAGTGCCCGCCGCCTTCCTGCCCGCCTATGTCGACGACGTGGTGGAGTTTGCCGATCTCGCCGCCTTCCCGGCGCCCGGCACGGCCGGGCTGATCTACGTCGCTCTTGACACTAACAAGATCTACCGCTGGTCGGGATCGACCTATGTCGAGATCAGCCCCAGCCCCGGCTCGACCGACGCGGTGCCGGAAGGCGCGGTCAACCTCTATTTTACCAACGCGCGGGCCGCCGCTGCCGCCCCGGTGCAGAGCTTCAACACGCGCACCGGCGCGGTCACGCTGAGCAGTGGAGACGTGTCAGGGGCCAGCGGCTTGCTGACGACCGGCGGCGCGATGACAGGCGGGCTGAACTTCGGCAACACCGCCATGGCCGCAGTTGGTGACACCTCGCGGCACATCTCCTTGTATGGCGGCAGTGGAACCAGCGGGACCTTTGGTTTCAACGTCACTGGCGGACGAATAAACTACAGTGTTCCCTTGGTAGCTCACGTTCATAGCTTCAACGTTGCCGGTGTTGAGGAAGTGCGTATCACCAACACAGGCATCAATCTGCTGAACACCGGCTGGGTCAGTGGCTTGCTCGCGCCGACCGCCGCCGATCACGCAACGAATAAGGGCTACGTCGATGCCGCCGACGCGCTGCGGATTACCGATGCACCCAACGACGGCAAAGCCTATATCAGGCAAAGTCTTGCCTGGGCACAGGCGGCGAGCACTGCCCTGCCGGTCGTGGTCGGGGATGTGCCGCCCACCCCTGTGGACGGGCAGCTGTGGTTCGACTCGGTTGGGCTACAGCTTTACATCCGGTACAACGACGGTAATTCGTCGCAGTGGACATCAGCGACGAACCAGTTTGGCCTCACCTCCTACGCGCCACTGGCCAGCCCGGTCTTCTCTGGTGACGCCCGCTGCGTCACGCCCCCGCCAGGGGATAATGATACCTCCATTGCAACGACGGCCTTCGTGCAGCAGGCCGCTGTGACGGCGACGGCGGGGGCAGGGGCGGGGAATGTCGGGCGCAACCTCATCCACAACTCGCTTTTCACTGTGTGGCAGCGCGGAACGTCGTTCTCTGCTGGTGGCTACACGGCGGATCGTTGGCAACTGAGCCTTGGCCCTGACACAGGCACCGTGTCGCAAACCGTTGCGGCAGACAGTCAGCGAGCGAGTATAGGCGACGAGGCGGTGACCAATCTCCTGTCGGTTTCGTTCACCGGCAGTGCTGCCGCGAACGGCCTTGTGCAATTCCTGCAGCCGATCGAGGGCTTGCGCAGGCTTGCTGGCAAGACCGTGACTGTGTCGTTCTGGGCATCCAGCAACAACTCCTCTGGATTGAAGCTGGGGGTGAACCTCTACCTCGCCTACGGCACTGGTGGATCGCCATCCACGAACGACTATTTCCAGAATGCGCAGGTTCTCACGGGCGTGTATCCCTGGACACGGTATAGCCTGACCTTTACGGTGCCATCGTTGGCTGGCAAAACCCTGGGCACAAACAACAACGATGCAACGCTGCTCGTGTTCATGTTTTCCTGCGGGTCGAACTCGACCTTCTATCCGGGCTTCGGAGCACAATCCGGTCTTATTCAACTCTGGGGCGTCCAGTGTGAGATCGGCTCCGCTATGACGCAGCTAGAGAAAATCGAATACGCCGACGACCTTCGCCACTGCCAACGCTTCTATTACCAGGGCGTTCCACCACTGCGCGGTGTTGGGAGCGGCACTACCAATGTCGGGAGAATTGCCGCAATGCATCCAGTTCCGATGCGCGCGGTGCCAACGGTCACGCTGGTAACGCCGTTACCGGTTTGGGATGGGGTAACAGCGACGACTGTGACTTCCATTCAGACTGTCTACGCAACAACAACTGCCTTTGAGCTGGATGCGGTTTCTGTTGCCGCTCTTGCTGCCGGTCGGCCAGCGATAGTTTATCAGGGCGCGGGTGGGCTGCTCACTGTATCGGCGGATCTCTGATCATGGCATTCGATTTCCCCAACGTACCGACCAACGGCCAGACCGTCACTACCCCTGTCGGGGCGATCTACACCTGGGATACGGTCAAGTGGCTGGCGTCGACCACATCCGCCGCGCCGCCTTACCTGCCGCTGGCGGGCGGCGATGTCACCGGCACTATCGGCGTCGGCGCCGCGCGACCGGGCGATGCGCTGGCGGGCACGGTGCTGCCGGCGCGGCTGGTGATGCCGATCGACGGGAACATCACATGGAATGCCTATTGGACTGGCTCCGCGTGGAAGACGCGGGCGGCCGGGTTTAGCGGATCGCTCAACGTCGAGGTCGGGGATGGCGCGTTTCGGTTCTACATCGCGCCGTCGGTAGCAGCGGGTGCGGCACCAGTCTACAAGATGGCGCTCGCGCTTACCCAGGCGGGGCATCTTGTCGGCAGCACCAGCACCGCGCCACCGGCCGATGCGAGCGCGCCCATGGTGTCGATGATTGAATACACGACACCGGGCCAGGGACATTACGCGTTCAACGCCTATGTCGGCACGACCGGTGGGGTGGCGTGGAAGGCGCTGACCACCGGCTATGGTGCGAATATCTATCAGGCGTCTGCGGGAAACGTCGCGCTCTCGTTGTTCGGCACCGCCAATGCGGGTGCGTCATTCGGGGCGGCGCAGTTGTTCAACTTTGGTCAGGATGGTTCTTTCACTGCGCCCGGCAGCGTGTGGGCGGCGAACCTCCCTGGTAGTTTCGGGTTGCAGAATTTTGGCGGCGGCTGGTGGGGGTTGCGCTTCCAATCAGATGGCTGGCGGCTGCAATGGAACACCGCCAACGGCGATCTGCAATTCGTCAATGACACCAGTTCGCCCCGGTTCACTTGTTATTCTTCCGGTGTTTTCACTACCGCCGGTTATATCAATGCGGGTGGCGTGGACGGCAACGGTTACGCCTTTACCAGCAGCGCGGGCGGCGCGTGGCTCAACGGTCAGATTTACGCGCAAACGAACGTCACTGCCGGGGGCACGGTGCAGGGCGCCTATATCCATTCAACCCAGGATGTCCGCGCTGACAGCTACGTCTACGGCAACCGGATAGTGTCCAACACCGGCATCTTTCAGGTCGCGGAAGGCTATAATCTGTCGCGCAATAGCAGTGACGGCCGCTGGATATTCTATGAGGGCGGCACATGGAATTGTCAGATCAGTACCGGTGGTGATGTCTCCGCGCGCGGCACGGTCTACGGAAACGGCCATGTGTTCAGCTACAACAACGTCTATGCACTCAATGACTGGAGCTTCTATTTCGGCGGTGGTGGAAGTGGTAAGATCTTTCAGTTCCAGGGCAGTTGGTATTGGGATTGGGCCAGCGCCAGCGGCAATTTGATCTGGTTTCGCGGCGGTGGCACCAACTGGGTGCAGCACTCAAACAGTAGTTGCTACAACAATGAGAATTGGGTTGGTGGACATGGCTGGGTCGATCTGTCCGATGAGCGGCTCAAACAGGACATAACACCTGATAGCACCGGCCTCGATGTGGTAACACGCCTGCGGCCAATCCGCTTCCGCCGCAAGGGACAGGATCGAGAAGAAATCGGCTTCTCTGCACAACAGGTGCAATCAGTCATTCCCGAAGCAGTGATTGGCACGACTGCTTCACTGACACCTGGGGGTCCGCTGGAGAACGAACCCACGACACTGGGTGTGGCAACCGGTCAGATCATCGCCGTGCTGGTGAACGCCGTCAAAACCCTGGACGCGCGCCTGGGCGCGCTGGAGGCAAAGCCATGACCGCAACCATCATTTCCACAACCGGCAACTACCCGTTCGGCAACATGACCAATCAACTGGTCGGGAAGCTGATCTTGGCGCAGACCCAGATGCAACGCTTGCAGGAGGCGATTGCCACCGCCTCGTCAGGCTATACCGGCACCCCCGGCACCGAGTTTGAGGCCCCGTTCCCTGGGCTCACGCCGGGCGCTCCCGGGGCGAACCTGTTCGGGGTGGTGCCCAGCTCCATCGCGGGCGAGCAAGGGCAGTCCTACGCCTACGCGGTCAATTCGCTGTTCGGGGTGTGGGAAACCTTCTGGACCGCCGCGCGGCCTTATATCGAGCAGCTCGATAACGGGGGGACATCGATGTGATCCAGCGCAAGCCACGTCCCTCCCGCGCCACTGGGCGTCCGGTCGGACGGCCACCCAAGCTCGCGCAGCGCACCCGCGCTCACGCCATCGCCGCCGCTGAACCCATGATCAGCGTCAAGGCGCTGGCGCGGCGCGTCGGCGTCAGCCCCGAGCGCATTCGGTTCTGGGGTATCAAGGAGGCGAGCGCATCGTCTTCCTTGAAAGCCAGATTACCGTAGTTCAGATGGACGGCGGCGGGCAGAACGACTACCGTAACCGTGATACCCCTGACGGGGGAGGCCATGCGTGACATCCGTATCAACGAGCCGGGCGCCGGCGAATGGATCATGGCGAGGGTCACTGGTTCGTTCTTGCCGAGCCATGACCACAGCTTCGCCACCTACCGCGATGGCAGGATCGTGGGCGGCTTCGCGATGTGCCACTACCTCGGCGCCTCAGCCACGATCCACATGGCGGGCGACGACGAGCACTGGTGCTCGCCCGACCTGCTCTGGATGGTCTTCGACTACGCCTTCAACCAGCTGGGGATGCGCAAGTTGATCGCCCCGGTGCGCAGCAACAACTACCTCGCTTTGTCGCAGGATCTGCGTGCCGGCTGGTTCCCCGAAGCGATCATCCGCGACGCCTACCCCGACGCGCATATGTTCATCCTGACCCTGACGCGCGAGCGGTGCCGCTGGCTCAAGGTCAAGCCGAAACGCTGGATGACCGGCGAGCAGGCCAGAAAACTGGAGGCTGTCTAGTGGTTTATAATGGTGGAGGAGTCTGAGCCGTGGGTGGAAAGGGAGACGCACCGCCAGCCCCAGATTATACGCCGATAGCGCAGTCGAGCCTGGAGTCGGCCAAAGTCGCGCAGGAGACCTCGCGCGAGCAGCTGCAATGGGCCAAGGAGCAATACGCCGACCAGGCCCCGACGACCAAGAAGTTCGTCGACCAGATGGTCGACGACAGCAAGCAGCAAAGCGCGCACGCGCAGACGATGTTCGATCAATATCAGCAGACTTTCCAGCCGATGATGAAGAAGTTCGCCGACACGGCGAGCGGCTGGAACACTCCGGGGCGGGCGGAGCAGCAGGCCGGCATGGCGATGGCCGACGTGTCGACCCAGATGAACAAGCAGCGCGAGGCCAGCCTGCAGCAGCTCGAGAGCTTCGGCGTCGACCCGAGCCAGACCCGCTACGCGGCACTGGACCTCGGCACCCGCGTGCAGCAGGCCGCGGCCACGGCCGCGACCGGCACCCAGTCGCGCCAGCTGACCGAGCAGCAGGCACTCGCGCTGCAGGGACAGGCTATAAATATCGGGTCGGGGATACCTTCACAGGTCACCCAGACCTTCGCCGGCGCGGCCGGGTCGGGCGGCACGGGGATGAACGCGGCCAATGCCGGGATGCAGACAGGATCTAACATCATGGGCTCGCCGACCTCGTGGGGACAGCTGGGCAACCAGTCCCTGGGCACCAGCATCAACGCGATGAACACCGGATACAGCAACGCCATGCAGGGCGCACAGTTCGAGAGGCAGGGGAGCCAGGACACCATGAAGGGCATCGGCTCGCTGGTTGGCGCGGCCGCGATGCTGGCGATCTGACATGGCATTCTATCTCGGGAGTTTCACCAGCGGGTTGTTCGAGGGTGCCAACCAAATGTTGGGCATGCAGGAAGGTCTGCATCGCCTCAAGGACTGGGACACGCACGACAAGGCATCGGAAGCCGCGGCGCGCGAAGCCGCCGATGCGATGGCGAATGCGGGCAAGCCGCAGGAATACAAGCCGATCGACGTGCGGGTGGATCAGCGCCCGGCGGTAGCACCGGGCGGCGGCGAGCCGGGCGCCGCGGGGGGCGGGCGCAAGGACGATATCCCGCCGCCGAAGACCAAGGCCGCGCCCGCGCCCGCGACCATGCCCTCGACCCTGCCGCAGATCGACGTGTCGGGCATCCCGGCGATCCCCGGCGATCCCAATGCCAAGCCCAATGTCGCGCCCGGCCAGTCGTGGTGGACCCGGCCGGTCTCGGAGCTGGTTCCCGACTGGATGAAGCCGCAGCCGGGCCAGAACGAGCCGGGCAACTTCCCGCCCTCGCCCGCGGCCCAGCCGGGGCAGGCCGCGATCGCGCCGCCGCAATCGCCCTACCCGCCCACATCCGCGCCTACCGGCCAGCCCACGCAGGTCCCACCGATCGACCCGAACAAACCGCAGATCGAGCAGCTGCGGGCCATGACGATGCCGCAGCTCCAGACCCTTCTGAGCAATCCCGGCAATATGAACCGGACGCTGATCCGGCAGGCTTTGGACGAGAAGCGCCAGGCAGCGATCCCGGCGGAACCGCCCGACACCAATTTCCCGCCTACGCCCGTAACCCAGCTTTCTCCCCAGCAGGCGCCAGCACCTCCCGCCACGGCTGCGGCACCGCCTCCCGCGCCCCCGGCCTCCCCCGGCAGCGGTACCATGGGCGCGTCCAACCAGCCACCGGGCGCGGGCGGTGGCGTTCCGGCCCAAACGGCGGGGCTGGTCGTGCCGCCGGGCGTCACCCCGCCGCCGGGTGTGGCTGTCCCGCCACAACAGCAGGTTGCCGCCGCTGCTGCCCCGCCACCGGTCCCGCCCAGCGAGGCGGCGCCGACGGGCAATATGCTCACCAGGGCGCTCAGCGCGATCAACCCGATCAGCACCGCCCAGGCGGCGGAGGTGCCGCCGAAGCCGCAGGCCGCCCTGCCCCCGGCCTCCAGCCGCACCGATATGACCGTCACGCCGCAGGGACCGGAGGATCGCGAGACGCGCGCGCAGCCCCCGCCTCCCGCGCCCGGCGGTCTCGGCGCCGCCAAGCTGGGCCAGCCCGACAGTGTCGCGGTCCCGGCGGCGATCCCGCCCAAGGGCGAGGTGCCCGCCAAGGTCGCGGAGTCCGACCCGACAGCCAAGCCCAGCCCGGCGCAACCGGCGGGACCGGCGGTCAGCACGCCCTCAATTACCGTAGCTCCGGATCAGCAGGGTCCGACCCAGCGTAGCGAGACCCCGCCGAAGGTGACCCAGCCGCCGCTCGACCTGTCCGCCTGGGAGACCGTCAAGCAACAGCGTTCGCCCGAGGTGGTGGCCGAGATCGAGCGCATCGCGTCCAAGTGGGGCGTCTCGCCCGAGCGTATCGCCGCTCATTGGAAAATGGAGAGCGGCCTGCGCGGGTCGAGCGAGAACGGTAAGGCTGGCGAGATCGGGGTGATGCAGATCATGCCCGGAACGCGCGATCTGGTGGACCCGCACCACAAGCTGGACCCGACCAATTTCTGGGACAACATCGAACTTTCGGCGAAGATCATCGCGCGCTGCGACGCCGAGTTCGGCCGCGACACGGTGGCCTCGGCCGCCGCCTACAATGCTGGCCCCGGCGGTGCCAATCGGATGCCCAGCGGCAACGGCCCGGCCAGCACCTACACCTATGTCCAGCGGATGTTTCACGGACAGATTAACAACGATATGTACGCCACCGGCTCCCGCTCCGGTACCGGTGGCGGCGGCAGCGGCGAGGGTGGCGGCGTGAGGCTCATGGAGGCGGGGGTGCAGGGTGGCCCCGACGGGTTTATCTCCATGGTCGCCCAGACCGGCGCGCCCAATGCGACCCTGACCGACAAGTGGCACTCCGCGAACTACGCGATCATCAAGGATGCGTATCGTCTTGGCGGGGCCGAGGGCGCCCAGCACGCCATGGATTTCATTACGCAAATGAGTCACATGGGCAGCAACAACGCCCTGATGAGCGCCTACCGGGCGATGTCGGCGGGCGACACGACCACCGCCGCGCAGCAGCTCGCCCGCGCGCACACCTTCTTCCCCGACGGGGCGATCGGGCAATTCGGCGTCGACGGCAAGGGCAATCTCTGGGCCCAGCGGGTCAGTGAGCAATACCCCACGGTCAAACTGGGGCAGCCGTTCCAGGTCACCCGCGAGGGGATCGAGCAGATGCTGGTGCAGACCCACGACCCCAATAAATACGTCGCCATGCTCAGCCAGATGCGGGCCAACAACCAGAAGGTAGCGTTGGAGGCGGCGCGGCAGAAATGGTACGAGGGTGCCGACCAGCGGGCCGAGACCCGCGCCGATGCGGCCATCGCCGGTCGCGCGATTGGCGGCAGTGGCACGACCCCCGGCCAATTGGCGGATGACCGTGCCCGCGAGACCGCTATCAACACCTCGGTCGACAAGGCGTTCCACGTAGATCCCAGCAAAGTCGCCGACGAGAAGGACCTGCCGAAGCTGCGGGTCGAGGGCGCGGTCGGTTCGCTGGCGATGCGCGACCTCATGACCAATTCCAAGATGCCTGCCGCTACCGCCGAGCATTACGGGCGCGGCATTAACTCGGGTGACTACGAGATGCGCAAGACCGAGGACGGCAGGGTCGGGTTGTATCGCAAGGGCGCCCCCGCCGGCGGCTCGCCCGACGCGCTGATATCTCCGGAGACGGCCGCGGCGATCACCCGCACCGCGCCCAATGTGCGGATCGTCGCGCCCTCCGCGCCGGCGAAGCCGCAGGCCAAGCCGGGATGAGCGACACGCTCGACGACGACCTCGACGCCCGCCGGGAGGAGGCGGCGGATGCCGCACCCGCCCGCACGCCATGGAGTGGCGAGAATGTGCAGGACCAGCCCGGCGGCATCCCGGTCGCCACCTACGGTAATTACGGTGCTGACGAGGACGGTGCAGCTGGTGGTGCTGCTCCTGGCCCTGGTCCTGGCCCTGGTGCTGGGCGTGCGGCCCCCCGTGACATAGCCCCGGCGCTGCGGGCGGCAGGCATACCCGAGCGGCGCATCAAGAATATCGAGCGGCAGATCCGGGTGGGGGAGGCGATCCGCAACGCGACCCATCCGCCCAAGACCAAGGAGCCGCCCTGGGACCCGAGTTCCACTAAGCAGGCCGAGGGCAGCCCGAGCGTCTCGCTGGGGGCCGAGGAGCCGGAAGCCGAGCACACCTGGTACGGCGACTACGCCCATGAGATGTGGTCGCGCGCCAAAGGTATGGGGGCGAGCCTCGCGGGCGCGGCCGAGGGGGTGGCGCAGTCGGTCTCGGCCAGCCCCGAGCTGCAAACCTGGCTGCACGACACTCGCACCTCCTGGGAGGAGTCGGCCAAGGCCGAGATCGAGAAGATGTCCCCGGAGCGGCAGAAGGCATACGCCTCGTCGTTCCTCCAGAAGGGCGCGCCGTCCCCGACCGGTGACATCCCCGGCTACCTGGCTTCGTCGGCCGTCAGCATGGTGCCCGATGCGCTGCTCATGGTGGCGGGCAAGATACCCTTCACCGCGCCCATCGTGATGGGGATCTTCGGCGGCATGTCCGCCGGGCAAGCCTATACAGACCTCTCCAAAAAGATCGGCGAGGCCAAGGAAAGCGACCTGCTCAACAGCGATTTCTATCGCGAGCTGCGCAGCCAGGGGGCCAGCGACCAGGACGCCCGCAAGCAGTTGATCGGGCATATCGCGCCGATCCTGATGGGGGTTCAGTTCAGTATCGGTGCCGCCGGGTCGGTGCTGCCGATCCAGGCGATCAAGGGCCAGGTCGGCGGTGCCGTCGCACGCGGCGCGCTGGGCCGGTTCGGTCTTGGCGCACTGGAGGCCGGGTCGGGCGGGGCGGCGGCGGGGGCCGCGAGCAGCACCGCCCAGCAGGTCGCGAACATCCAGGCCGGGACGCAGAAGGATCTCGACCAGGGGGACGTGCTGCGCACGGCCGCAGGGTGGGGTGTTCCCGGCGCGGTCTTCGGTGGCGTCGGCCATGCCGTGGCCGGTGAGCGGCCCGCACCCACACCCAAGGTCCGGGAGCCGATCGTCGACCCGGCGATCAAGGCCGCAGCCGAGGAGCAGATCGGCGGCAAGCCCGAGGAGACACCGCCCCCGCCGCCATCCGGCGCCGAGTTGGCCCCGCCCCCGATCGCGGGGGGCGGGCTGCCCACGGCAGGCAGTGCGTTGCCTGGCACGGGCACGCCGCCCACGGCCGGCGCGGAAGCAGCACCCCCGCCCCCACCCGGTGGTGGACCGCCTCCCACAGCTGGCGCGGAAGCAGCACCGCCTCCAGGCGCCGGGCCGCCGCCAGGTGGCGGGGCGGGCATCACCCCGCCCGGCACGCCGCGACCCCCTGTCGTCGGCACGCCGCCAACTACCGTAGGCGCAACACCTCCCCCGGCGCCTCCGGCGCCGACCGCCGAGGCGGCGGCTCCCCCCAAGGCACCCGAGGTTCCGGCGATCGGCGCGCTCAAGCCGGTCGAGGCTATGAGCAAGGCCGAGCTGGCGGCGGAGCTGGGCTACACCACCAACAAGGCGCGTAAGATCAGCTTGCCCAAGCTACGCGAGACGGTGGCGGCTGCCAGGTCCAAGCCGTCGGCGGCGCCCGAGGTCACGGTCGCGCAGCCTACGGCCGAGGCGCCTGCCGCACCCGCGGCGCCACCGGAAGCCAAGCCTGCCCCTGCTGCTGAACCCGCCGCCACAGCCGAGCCAACTACCGGTAGTCAGCCCGAGGCGGAGATTTTCCAGCCAACAAGTAAGCCTCCTGGCAAGCTTGCAAGCCAGCAAGAAAGCCCGACCGAGACCGTGGCGGCGCATACCGCCGAAGCGGAGGCGCCCGCCCCGCCCGCGCCCGAGATGACGAAGGTCGCCGGCGTCACCGACAAGGCCGAGGTGGTCAAGGCGGAACCCAAGGCGGAGGCGAAACCGCCCGAGGCTAAGGTCGCGGCCGCACCGGCTGAGCCGGCCAAGCCAACTACCGTAGGCGAGGATCTCAGGGCCAAGGCCGCGGCCAAGCGTGCCGCCCAGAAGGCTAGGATGGCCGAGACCGGACCACGCCAGAAAGCCGAGGGGGCGGCGGTCGCGGAGGAAGCGGCGGCGCCTCAGGAAGCCGCGCCCGCCGTCGACCATGCCGCCGTGGCGCGCGAGCATATGGGCAAGGCCGGTCGCGCCGAGGGGCTGAAGCCTGCCCATATCGAGGCGCTGCAGAACGGGCTCGACCGGGCGCTCAAGGGCGCCGAGACGGAGCAGGAAGTCCTGGAGCGGATGGGGCAGTGGGGCGAGAAGGGCACGCTGCCGGTCCCCGGAACGAAAATCACGCGCGCCCATGTCGTCGACAAGGCGATGCAGCTGATGGGCCACAAGAGGGGCCTGGCGTCGCGCGAGGCCGCGCGCCAGAAGGTGGCCGACCGGCGCGAGGTGCTCGCCGAGGCGCGCACCGATGACCGCCCCAGCAAGGCCGGCGGCGATGTCGAGGACAAGCTGGCCGAGACCGGTGGGCGCTACGACGAGAGCGAGGCCAGGCAGGAGGTCGCGCGCGAGCAGACCTCCGATGAGCGCGCCCACGAGTTGTCCGACGTGCTGCACGAAACCGGTGACACGGAGCCGTCCGAGGGGGTCGCCGGCTACGCGGGCGGCAAGGGCTACGCGGAGACGCGCGACCTCGCCAAGAAGGGGAACCGGCTGGTCAACGAGGTGATCGCCGGGGAGAAGACCGTCCACGAGGCCAGCGATGCGTTCGGTGAGAAGAAAGCGGAGGGGCGACCGCGCCGCTGGAAAGACCTCGAGCATTTCATCCGCGACCGCAAGACGCTGGCGGAGAGCACCGAGCATTTCGACAAGCTGGTGGAACTCGGCAACGAGCGCACCGAGCTGCGCCGCCAGGAAGGCAAGCGCGACGAAACAAAGGGCGACACGGCGAAACGCAAGTCGCGGCTGGCCGAGATCGAGAAGGAGATGAACCGCCTGGTCAAGGCGGGTGACCCGAACCTCGTCGAGCATCTCGACAGGATGTTGGAAGATCTGAAACAGGGTCCGCCGCTGGAAGCGCATCTGTCGAAGGCGCGGGAGCGCCCCGAAGGGGCGGCGGAGGGCGAGGAGGCGGGCGATAAGATCGCGCGCGATGTGCGCGACCACGCACTCAACGAACGCATCCGCCAGCACATCGCGGAGGTCGAAGGGTTGGGCGAGGGCCGTTACGCCAGGCTGCACGACCTGCTCGACAGGATCATCAAGGCCAAGGATCTGCCCGCGCACCTGGAGCACTATCGCGAACTGGCCAAGATCCTGCGCAAGAAGTCTCCCGATATCCCGGTGATGTCGCGTGAGGAGCACGAGCTTACCCATCTCAGTAACTGGAAGATGCCGTCCGACGCCGCCGGGGCGATGGTGCTGGGTAAGAACAACAACGTCTCCCACATCGTGCTCGACCACGCCAAGCTGGGGGTCCGTTCCGCGGCCGGGCATTTCGAGACGCTGCTGCACGAGGGGGCGCACACGCTGACCTCGGCCTATATCCGTGACCTCAAGCCCGGCGACCGCGACTACAAGGTCCTGAGTGAGATCTATCGCGAGCTGGGGCGGCTGAACAAGGAGGCGCCGCAGGAGGTCCATGGTTTCGTGGGCAGGATCGACACCGGTGCAGCCAACTACGCGCTGCACAACCTGCAAGAACTGCACACGATGCTGATGACCTCGCCCTCATTGCATGCTTGGGCGCGGGCGCAGGTACCAAGTGCGAAATTCACCCAGGCGATGGCCAGGCTGGGCTACCCCGTCGGTAAGGGGCCGGGGGCGGTCTGGCGCTCGTTCGTGGGCGTCATGAAGCGGGCGCTGGGTATCGGCAAGGACAGTCAACTACCGTCGTCATTCCTCGAACAGGTGATGAAGCCGCTATCCGATGTCGCCGAGCGGGGGGAGAAATACAGCAGGCAGTTCCCGACCCGCGAGCATGAGATTATCGGCGCGGGGGATGCAGGGTTTGCGCGCAAGGCCACGGAGCACGATGCGGAGACGGGGAAGTTCCACGAAGCCTACGACAAGGCGCTGAACAAGCTCGACCCGCTCAGGGCCGGCGACAAGCTGCGCAGCGCAGCACTCCAGTGGTCCCCGCTCGACTCGGTGGTGGGGTGGAACAAGAAGCTGGTCGAGGGCGCGCTCAAGCGGGCCCATGATGCGGGGCGGCTGCTGGGGATCAAGAGCGGCCCGCTGGAGGCGTTCCGCGATGCGCAGCGTTCCGCCGGCCACGACGAGAAGAAGTTCCGCGACGACAACGCCGAACGGGTCGACGCGCTGCTGGGGCGGCTGGGGCACAAGGACAGCGAGCCGGTCGCGCAGTTGATGCACGATGTCAGCATGGCCGACGCGCAGCTGGGCCCTGGCGCCAAGAACACCCACCTCAAGGGCGACGACCTCAAGCGCGCCGAGGCGTTGCAGGCGCGGTTCGACAAGCTGAGCCCGAGCCAGAAGGCGACCTATGTCGAGCTGCGCGACCTGCGCCGCGACTGGTACCGCGAGGAACGCGATGCGCGGCTGCACAACCTGCTGTCACAGTTCGTGCCCGACCTGACGCAGGCGCAGCGCGATGCGCTGGTCGAGACGATGCGCAGCAAGAAGGGCATCGAGGAGACCATTAAGGGTGAGAGCGGTAGCGAGGCTGCCAAGGCGCTGGGCACGGCATGGGAGGGCAACCGCCGCTTCGTGAAGATGGTGGCCCAGGTGCACCGTCTCGGACACATCTCGGGCGATTATTTCCCGCTGCGCCGCGACGGCAAGTACGTCGTGCGCTACGGCGACAAGGGGGATAAAGAGAGTTACGGCGTCGAGATGTTCGAGCGCCGGGGCGAGGCCGAGGCACGCCGTGCCGAGTTGGCCGCGCAGGGTCACGAGGTCGCGCAGGTTATGCTGCGGCGCGAGACCCACCTTGACGATATTAGCCCCGACAGCGACCTGATCCGGCAGTTCGAGAGCCGCATCCAGGCGGACAAGGAGCTGAGCCCGCACGCGGCGGACATCAGGGACGAGCTGAAGAATATCCTGCTGGAAAGTGCCACCGCGTCGGAGAAGGCACGCACCGCCATGCGGCGCGAGCGGGTAGCCGGGGCGCGGATCGACCCGAAGCGGGACCTGGCGGCGGACTATATCCGCACCGGGGCGAGCATCGCCAACGCCCGGCATGGCGCGCAGCGGCGCATGGCGCTCGGCGATATGAAGATGCTGATCAAGGACGCATCCAACTACGGTAAGCCGGGCGAGGCCATCACCATGCAGCAGGTGGTGGGCGAGTTGGAGAAGCGGGTCGCGACCATCGGCGACCACAACGATTTCGCCGACAAGGTCGGCCATGTCGCGACCCAGCTCTCCTTCGCCAAGACCCTGCTCTCGCCGGTGCACGCGCTCTACAACACGCTGGACATCCAGGCTACGGCGCACTCGCATCTCGGCGCGCGGCACGGCTACGCCCACGCCGTGGGTGCGGTGACCAGGGTGATGAAGCAATTGGGTCCCGGCATGACCGGCAAAGCAATAACCGGCAGCCTGTCTAATCTTGGCAAGGGGCTGAAGGCCAAGGACTGGAACCTCTCGACCTACGCGCAGGACCGTCTGGTCAAGTCGGGCGCCGACGCGGGCCAGATGAAGACCCTGTTCGACGCCGCCAACCATGCCGGCCTGCTCGATCATACCGAGACGACCGACATCAAGCGCATGTCGAAGGGGGTGGGCGGCAACCTCGCCACCAAGACCTGGACCCGGTTCCAGCAGATGATCACGTTTGGGGTCCACGCCGTCGACGAAATGAACAAGGCGGCGGTGCTGAAATCGGCGTTCGACCTGGAGATGAAGAAGAACGGCGGCAACGTCGAGGGGGCAACCAAATACGCCGTCGAGGCACTAAGCAAGTCGACACCCAACCGTGCGGTCTACGGCAAGGCACGGATCGCCACGCGGCAGGGATCGCTGGGCGCGCTCGCGCCGATGGCGATGCAGTTCCGCCAGTACGGGTTGTGGATGTATGGGATGATGGCGGTCGAGGCCAGGAATATGATCCACGCCGGGACCAAGGCCGAGCGCCGCGAGGCGATGAAGGCGTTCGCCGGCGTGCTGTTCACGCATGGTCTGATGGCCGGGGCGCTGGGCACGGCCGGGGTCGCGGAGGCGCTGCGCTACGGTGGCGGGCTCTATGACTGGGTGACCGGTGCCGAGCGTCCACATGATTACGCGAATAATGTTCGTGCTTTCCTCTCCGACACGTTCGGCCCGAGGATTGGCGAGATGATCGCCCACGGACTGCCGACGATGGCGGGCATGGACATCCACCGCAACATCGGGACCGGAGACATGCTCAACGTCCCCAGCATCGACAGTTTCAAGTCATCGGCTTTCGCCACGGCGTTCGCCTCCGCGGTGTTCGGCGCTTCCGGCGACAATTTCGTGAACGCGCTGGGTGGGGTAGGGCAGCTGTTCCAGGGCAATGTCGGCGCGGCGCTCAAGACCGTTGCCCCGCGACCCCTGGTCGATGCAGGCCAGGCTTACAAGTTCGCGACCGCGGGGGTGACCGACAGCAAAGGGAAAACGATCCTTCCTGCCGACAAGCTCTCGCCGCTCGACATCGCCTACAAAGCGGTGGGGTTGAACCCCTCGCGGGTCAGCGAGGTCCGCGCCTCGCGCAACGCTATACTGGAGGCGAAGCAGGAAGCGCAGCACGCCCGCACCACGGCGATCCAGAGCTGGCTGTCGGACATGGACAAGCAACATGCGGCGGACGCGACCCAGGCGGTGCGGAAATACAACGACACGCACCCCAGCAATAAAATCACGGTGGGCCAGCTGCTGCAGGCACGCAAGGCCGCGAAGGATGCGGAGAAGCACCCCGAGCGGCTGGGGCTCAACCTGCCGAAGAAAGGGGCGCGCGCGATGGTCGAGGCTGGAAGGTTCGGGAATTTCTGATGCCCAAAGACCCACTCGACTACCAGAAGAACCGGGCCTGGTACATCGCGCGGGAGACCAGCGAGGCGGGCAAGAACAAGCGCGTCGAGCGCGCCCAGGCCCGCACCAAGGCGGTTAAGTCGGGGATGCTTGCAAGCAAGCATGATCCCCGCGAGGTCGACCACAAGCGTCCCATGGACAAGGGCGGGGGCAACGGCAAGGGGAACCTGCAGGTGCTGTCACGCAAGGCCAATCGACGCAAATACGACCATTAGCTAAAACGGAGACGGCGGCCAGGATGATCTGACCGCCGCCGATCCGCCCCCGGTAGGCGGGGCGGCAACCCGTGGAGGAATGCGATGTGTACCCATCGCAGCCTTCGACCGTGGATAGTAGTGATCCTGCGTATCCGGATCAAGATTAGCCGCGGCTAGAAGGCGGGGCAACCTCGAAAGGGGTTGCCTCACTCCCCGGAGACGCGCTGTACAAACAAACACGTCGGGAGGAAACGGAGATTTGGGAACGTGCCGCAATCTGTACACCCCCGCTAATCCGTCAGCTTCCCGCCCACCAACTCCGCGACCCAGCTGAACAGGCGCCCTACCAGCCATCCGGCCAGGAACCACCCGACAGAACACATCGACTGCCGTTGTTCCTTCAGTCTCGTCAGATAGCTTCAGCGGTTGCAATGACATAGGACCGCGACCAGTCGCCGTCCTGCACCGGCAAATGCTCGCTGAAAATCTCCAGCTCCTGCGGCAGGAAGTGCGCCTCGCGCACCATGTCGGCCAGCTCGTCCTCGTCGTAATGGACCGGCCCGCCCTCCTGGCCGTAGCCAACCGGCGGCTTGTCGGATTTCAGCACCATGCCGATCAGCAGGGTGCCGCTGGGCTTGAGCACGCGATGGATCTCGCGCAGCCCGGCGACGGGGTTGTTCCACCAGTAGATGGTGTTCATCGCGACCGCGCAGTCGAACTGCTCGGCGCGCAGCGGCATCAGCTCGACGGATGCGTGTATGGCTTCAAAGAGGTAGTCGAGGTGCTTGTTGCGCCGGCCACCGACGTGGTGGGCCTTGTTGAACTCCCGCACCAGGGTCTCGGAGATCTCGACCCCGAGATACCTGTCGAGCTGCCCCGCATCGTAGAGCTTGTGCGCCAGCGCCCCGCCGCCGAAGCCGATCTCGATCAGGTGCCGCGCACGATAGCTGCTCAACATCGACACCGCCCGGTCCTGGACCTTGGCGTTTAACCAATCCATATAATCGGCCATGGCGACGCCAAGCCCGCCCTCGGGCTTCCTGGCGATCTCGGCAAGCGGGTGCAGGGCCATGATATCCTCACGGGGTTGGGGGTGCGCGCAAGGTCGTGGGCAGGGGCGCCGGGGGAGCCGGCAAATACGCCTGCAGATCGGGGTGGGTGAGCGGGATCTCGACCGTCGTGACTTTGCCGGCCGCGAATGGAGTGCCGCCACCGAGTATGTTTTGGGCGCCGTGGGCCGCCTGCCAGACTTTGACCATGCAGCCGATAATATCGAGGCCAGACATATTGCGCTTGCGTGCCCACCGGACGAACGCCCCTTTGTCGATGCGCATCGCCTGGTTCTGCTCGCCGATGTGGATGACCACGCCGGGGCCGTTATTGCTGGGGGTGATAATAACCAGCGGCGCCTTACCGTATCCGGTCGCGGTGAAGTAGGACGTTACTATTTTCTGGCTGCCGTGGTCAGTAATGAACTGCCCGAGGATCTGCGGCAGGTTATAGCCTGCCGCAGATGTTAGCACGGTCTGTTCGCGAGCTGCGCGCAACTCCAGAAAAGTCTTGCAGAGGAACTCCCGTAGTTCGGGCAGTGTAAACTCGACCAGCCCCAGCGATTTGGCGATCGAGGCCCCGGCGTAGATGCAGCCTATCCCGGCGATGTAGAGCCGCTCGTCGCGCCGGGCTTGCAGTTCGTCGGTGAACGCCTTCATGGCGTGCAGGATCACCGCCTCCGCGGTGGGGTAATTCATCGCCAGCCATTTCGCGTAGACCCGCCCGGCCTGGCCGTAATTGGTGTCGGTTTTCGCGATGATTTTTGTGGCGCCCGTGTCGTTCGGCGGGTTGTCGCTGGGGATGGAATACTCGAACAGCCGCAAGGCGCCGGCCGAGGTGGCCTCGGTCTCGCTTATCACCGTGTCCATAAGAGGGCGATTGCCGGCGGTGCAAACCATCGTCTGCCACTCGCCCGTCTCGCGCATCGTGCTGTCGGAGGTCAGTCGTGAGCGTTCCTTGCCCTGCGCCATCTGGAAAATCAGGCTCACGAAATTCGCCGTGTTGGCCTGCCCCACCAGGGTCTCATCCCAATACACCGGCATCACCCGGCCTTCGCTCGCCTTGCGGGCGATCGAGTTGGCGGTGTCGTTGGTCGCGGTCATGATGCGCTTCTGCGCCCAGGCGGTCTGGCCTACCGTAATTGCCGCGGACTTGCCGACACCGCTGTCACGCGACCACGGCGATATCACCACGCCCGACTGCCCGGTGAGTTTCATCAGCGGCGCGCCGAACGCCACGGCCACGATCGCGGCCAAGGGCGGGCGGTCCTTGACCACGAGGTCGGCTGCCTGCTTCCACAATGCGAGGTCGCCGGTCGGCTGGTACATCGTGTGGATCTGGCGGTCGCCACCGGCCACACGCTCGACCGCGCCATTGGGGAGGTACAGCTCGCCGCCAACGGCGAAGCCGCCATGCCCACCCTTGCTCGTGTGCCAGCCATAGGGTGCTGCGACATCGGCGCGCAGGAGATACTGATCTCGCAATTCCTGTATCCAGGCCACGATAAAATCTCCGAATTTACCTTCCATCCCGCGCTCTACGGTCACATGCTGTTTGGCGAGCAAGCTCCGCATCGCGGCGTTATCCGCCGACATCTGATAGTCGTACAACTGCACCGCGTAGTGGACGCGGGACCGGACATAGGTGAACGACAGCACGACCCCATCGGGGGTGCTGTCGAGGGCGCCCGAGTGGACATCCCCCTGCACCAGTTCGTCCCACATTGTGCCGCCGTCCTTGAGCTTTACCATGAACTCAATACGGCCGTTGTTGCGGCGGTAACCGCTCGGCAGGTCGCCGTCGTCCACGCCGTGATGCCAGGGCGAGTTGATCTTCCCCCAGCTCGGGCAACTCGGGCACACGCCGCGCCGCTCGGCATTGAACAGCCCGCAGCTCGGCGGGCCCTGCTGCTTCCTGTCGTGTTCCTTGGCGATATCCGCGACCGCCTTGTCGGTCTCGACGGCGGTGTAGCCGGGATGGCCGCTCGACATGCGATGGACGTAGTCCGCACCGTCGACGCAGAAATGCGCCAGCGAGAGGTTCCCGAGATACCAGATCGTGCGCTTGTCGTTCTTGCCCGCTTCCATCAAGGATATACGGAGCTGCTCGCATTTCGGCACGATATTCATCATGTGGCGCGGGCGCCCGGTAGGCTGCACCCCGGCGGCAGCAGCAGCGGCCATGTTCACGCCGCTGGCCCGCGCATGTGCCAGCAGGGTGACCGAGGCGGTGCCCTGGAGCGCGTTGGAAGGTGCGATTACGGTAGTTACCGCTGCCGGGGAGAATTTCATGAGCGCAGTCAGCATCATGGAATTAACGATTTCCCCGGCGGAAAGCGCGTCGATCACCGCGACCAGTGCGGGCGTGCCCGCGACCTTGTGGTTGGCGGTCCCGGCGGGCCGCAATATCCTGGCGGCGTCGGCGATGACGGCTACGTCGCCGGTGAAGCCATGGGCCACCACGGCGCTCTTGAACCGCGCCGCGTAGGGGGTCCACGACGCCACCGACATCGGGTTTTCCATGATCCAGTAGACGTGCAGCCCGTAGCCGGAACGCACGACCAGATTGGGCTTGGGCAGGCCCGACGCCTGATAGAACCCGGTGACCCACGCAAGGGCCGCAGCCTGGTCGGGGAAAACCTGGCTCGGGTCCTTCTTGTCGCCGTCACGCTTGCAGTCGAGGTCGAGCCAGAACGACCGTAATTGATGGACGTTGGCGGTGTCCTTGGTGCCGCGGTATTTGGGGAACCCGAGTGCGTCGGTGCCATCGGGCTGGGCGGTCACGAAGCTCGCGTTGGAGTGGTAGACATCCCAGCCCTTGCGGGTGGCCCAGCGGGCGTAGCCGGCGGCATTCGCGACATCGTTGCGGGGGAACAGGCGCACAGAAAAACCGCCCGCCTTGTCGGGCGTGCGGTTCGTGGTGATCGCGAGGAAATTCCCTGGTGCGATAACGTAGTTTAGAAATTCTCCTGTATCCATTGCCGTCTCCTGAAGAATGGGGGCGCCCTCGCGAGCGCCCCGCTCGGCAAGGGATCAGCCCGCCTGGGTGAGGCTTGGCGCTTTCAGCAATCCGGCGATGGCGTCCTCCATGTTCTTAGGCAGCGTCGGCAGGGCCGGGGCGACCGGCTGCTGCAGAGTTGCCGCAGCCTGTGGCTCCGGTGCCGCCACCGGGATCGTCGCCTTACCGAAGCCGCGCTTCTTGGCGGCGGGCGGCAGGCTTGCCGGGGGCGCGGGCGGCATTGGCGCCGGGGCCGGGGGTGGCGGTATCTCCACCGGCGGCGGGGGCGCGGGGGGCGGGGGCGCGGGCGGCTCAGTCGTAGCCGCACGGGTCTGGAACGCCGTCGGCAGCACACCCCCCGCCAGGGCGGCGGTCTCCGGTGCCGGGGCTTCCTGTGCCTCCTGCTCCAGCATGCGCGCGATCAGCGGGTCCTCGATGGCCTCGAGCACTTCCACCGCCTGCGCGTCGTCGAGCAGCTTGATGGCGGTGAAGGTGATCAGCGGATAGGCAACGGAATAATCGAAGCCCAGCCGTGTCTCGACCATGTAGGGCTGATAGCCCAGACGGTTCAACTCGGCGCCATAGCGCGCGAGGTTGGTGAGGCTCATTGGCGGCACGCGCAGAAGCATCGGCCCGCCATAGCCCTCGTTGGTGATATCGCCCGACGGCACGACCGCGATGCGGCGCACGTCCTGGCAGGCTTTGGCCTTCTTGCCCGCCTCGGTCACGCGCGACCCCCACGCATTCTGCGGGCAGGCGGCACAGCTCGCGCACTGCTTTTTCGGGCTGGCCATGTCGGGGTGTATGCCGTCGATCGAGAAGCAGTCGGGCGCTTCGCTGTCGCCCTCGCTGTAACGCTTGTCGTACCAGCTCTTGGCGATGTGCGGCGCGATGCCGACGATCACCACGTCAAGCGTCGGCAGGGGCGTGCCCCGCTCGTCGAACAGGATCTCCTCCTCGCCCCGGTGCTTGATGCGCCAGTTCTTTCCCTTGTAGCCGATAGCAGCGAACCCGGCGGTCAATCCTTCCTGTGCGGCCTTGGCCATGTCGGGAAGGTTGTTGCTGGTTTGGAACGCTGCGGCCAGGGTTCCTCCCTTGAAGGGAACTACATTATTCATCGTGCCTTAACCTCCTGGATACAAAAACGGTAATTGCTTGGGCTGTAGAAAGCAAGTTTCAGTCGGGCCTCCTCACGTTCACCCGCGTCATTCGGTCGATCTCAATCCCTGGTATGGCTGCCTGGGTATCCTCGACTATCTGTTGTGCCACGACCTTGGAGACCCGCGCCTCGAGCAGCTCCCACAAGCCGTTCTGCTGGATATGGGCCAGGGTGGCTGCCCAATCTTTTACCTTCACGCTTGCGTGTGTGGTTTTGTAGAAGCTGCCTGCATTAGTACGCATCGCCTCGGTGTTGGTCTGCAGCAGCGCATCGAGCAGCATCGCCTCCAGCGCCGCCATCATGTCGTTATATGGTCCCAGCTGCTTGGCCTGGGCGTCCTTTATTTCAGCGATCTTGTCGCGCAGTGCGATGTAGTTCGAGACGATGGTATCGAGCGGCGAGGATGGTGCGGGTTGTTGTGCGATTACAGTAGTTGCTGACATTTGCTATGCTTTCACAAACTAAGTTCCTGCTGGCGGAATAAGTCTAAAAGTAGGCCCTGGAGTTTTCCCTTGGTCTCCTGCCGGCGGTAGGTCTCGCGTTCCACGGCCGTGCCGCCCAGGTGGACGATGTAGGTCTTCTCCAGCTGGCCAGGGCGAACAATGCGGGCGTTGGCCTGCTCGTAGATCTCATAGCTCGGGGCCGGCGCGTACCACACGATCGTATTCGCGCGGGTCAGCGTGAGTCCATGCGCCATGCAGCCAGGGTGCGCCACGATCAGCTTGGGTTCGTCTTGCGTCTGGAACGAGGTGAAGATCCTGTCGCGCACCGTGCGCGACACGCTGCCATGGACCACGGAAGGCACATGTTTGTGCCGGGCCAGGTAGTCGGCCACCCCCGCGATCGCGTGCAGGAATGGCACAAAGACTATCACCTTGGCGTCGGTCTCCTCGACCACCTCCAGCAGCGCGCTGTGCCGCCCGCCCTGCGGCAGCTCGTAGACGGTGCCGTCATCGGCATAGATATAGCCGCACGCCACCTGCAGGAGTTTGGTCCGCAGCACCCCCTCGTTGACGGCGGTGATAGTTTTGCCCTGGTTCGTGCTCATGCGCATGTGGTCGTAAAGCAGCTTGTAGGCCCTGGTACCGTCGGGCGACAGCTCGACCTTGCGGTGGACGTAGGAGGTGGGCGGCAGCTCGGACACGTCGCTGCGCTGGAACCGCACGCTGGGCTGCATCTGCGCATGGACAGTGTCGTTGGCCTCGCGCTTGGGCACCCACTTGAACGTCGTGATCTTGTTCATGGTCTGGTCGCGGAACTGGCTCATACTACGCGCGGTGCGGGCGGGGGTCAGCAGCTTCATCTGTCCCCAGGCGTCGGTGGGGCTTGAGGGCGTAGGGGACCCGGTCAGGCCCCAGACATAGGGCACGCCCTGGATTACCGTATTTGCCGATTTCCACAGGTTGGTGGACTTGTTCCTGAACACCGACAATTCGTCGATGATGATCACGTCGAACTTCTTCGCCACCAGCTCGTCGCGCAGCAGCTGCAACCCATGATGGTTCACGATATAAAACGAGGCGTCGCGCTTGAGCCGCTCGCTGCGCTTCTCGCGCGCGGCGTGGTGCAGCACCACCATCTTGCGGTGGGGCATCAGCATGAACAGCTCGGCCTCCCAGACCGGCGTCAGCGTCGAGAGCGGCGCCACGATCAGCACCCGTCGCACCCCTGACGTGCGCATCAGGAAATCACAGGCGAACAGTGCCGCTGCGGTCTTGCCGGTGCCCATCGAGTTCAGCACGTAGGCACGTGGGTTCTCGACCAGCATGGCGGCAGTTATCTTCTGCACGTCCCATGGCTTGCGTCGTGAGGTGGCGGCGCACCAGTCATAGCCGGTGAAGATCGGCGAGGGGATCGCAACCCCCAGGTTGCGCGCGAGGCGCGCCTCCTCGCGGGCGTTGGGGAACACGAGGAACCGCTGCCCCTCGTGGTCGAACGGCGTGGCGTGCGGGATCAGCGCGGCAAGATCCTGCCGCCACGCGGTGACGATCTGACTACCGTCGTTTGAGATGTAGCTCATAGGCTATCTACTTCCTTCAGCCACGAAGACAGTTCCAGCAGATCGTCGTCAGTAGCCACGAGGAACACGGTGATACCCGCCGCACGCATCGAGCTGATAGCGCCTTGCTGTCGCAGGGTAGGTTTCCCGCCGGGCTTCTTCGCCTCGATCGCGAACGCCTGCCCTTTGATAGCCCCGTAATAGTCGAGCGTCGCCGCCCCGTAGCCATGGCTTACGGGCATGTGAACATATAGACGCCCCTTGTATATGTCAAGTATCTCTCTAATCTTATTCTTGATACGCCCTTCGGGGGTCATGTATTCTCCATTACTGTAGTTGGCTATACTTCCATACAGAGGTTGGCGATGAACTCCTCGGGCACGACCATGGGCACCGGCCCGGCCTCGGGGCACGGCAGCAGATTGCACGCCCAGTAGCGCCCGTCCTCGATGCGAAAGATCGCGATCGCCTCGTCCATCTCCAGGCCGAACTGGATTCCGACGCTGAACTTGTCCCGGATGCCGCGCGGCAACTGGCTGCGCACCATGTTCACCATGGCGTCCGACGCGCCCCAGGGGGACAGCGCGGGCACTACCCGCCCCGGCCGTGGTATGGACAGGAAACCACTCCGCAAAAACGGCGGCAGAGTCCCGACGGTTGGGGCGGAAACTCCTGCATGGCCCTGGCTTTTTCCAAAGCGCGCACCCTCGGGAGGATGCCCGACCAGACCGGCGTTATGTCCGATCTTGTATATGCCTTGCCGTCCACGTAGTCGTAATTAACGAACGCCAGCGCGGCATGGACCGTCTGTACCTTGGGCATGTGGGCAAACAAGGTCATGCTCATGAGCTGGAGCTGGGTCAGATCCTCGGTCACCTTGCCGGTCTTGTAGTCGAGCACGGTGGCCACCCCGTCGTCGCGTACCTTGGCGACATCGAGCACGGTGCGGAACCACACGTTCCCACCAAAGTATTCGCTGGGCTGGAACGTGCTGGTAAGCGCCAGCTTCTGCTCGGTATAGGTCGTGCCGTCCGCCGTCTGGATGTTCGCGAGCATCGGCTCGAACCGCGCCATGTTGGGCGGCAGCTCGATGTTCTTACTGACCCGGTTCTGGAACGCCTGGTGCAGCAGGTGCCCCTCGCGCAGCTGCGGACTCTCGGGCTCCTTCACGTCCTTGATCACGTCATAATGGTAATGCCGTTTTGGACACGTTTCGTAATTTTTGAGCGCGCTGTACGACCAGGAGAAGGGTTTACTCATGCTCACCTGCGGTAGTGGATGGGGGCACTATATAGTGTGTGCGACCCGGTGCCGCTTTAGCGCCACCCAGCACCTCGCTGGCGTGGATCATAATCACCTTCCCCGACCGCAACCGGCGGGCATGCGCCCGGCGGTCGTGCGGGATCGGGCTGGCATGAGTGCCGCCAAGGGCGGCATGGGCTTCCGCACGGTCACGCAGCGCGGTGACATAGGCCGTGCTCGGCGCAACCGTCGTGTAGGATGGTAGCGGCGGGCGCCCCATAAGCTTGCGGCGCTTGTTGACCGTGACCGTAGCGCCCCCCGGAATGCGCTTAGTATCAGACTGACGTAGTAGATCGAGGAACCCGTATACGCAGTCGAGGGTGTCGTTCATGTCTTCGATCGTGGTTTCTCTGCGATGCTCAAATGTCCCGGCCCGGCACCACAATTTCAGCTTTGGCGCGCCGTCGACAAGAGTAACCATGGTCAGGGACATAAGCGCCAGCCGGCGTTCACCGTTGTCTACGTGGATTTCACCGCGAAAATGCGCCACGGTAAGATCAGCCTTTAACGATACGTAAATAAGATCGGTGTCTGTCGTTTCGTTGGGGTGCAGCGCAATCAGGTAGTTTTGGTATGGATGCACGAGAGTGCCGTCCAATAGCTCGCCCAGCTCGGATTCGAGCCCCAGGCCGCGAGCGACATTTCTACCGATATCGAATACATGCCCCCGGAGGCAGCACGAGTCGACACAGTGCCATAGTCTGCTGACTAGCTCCCCATCATCGCCAGTGAGTTCTTCGGGCCAGTTAAGGCCGATAGTGTGAGTTTTGGTCGCGACCAGTAGAATTTCGTCGACGCTGCGAGCGCGCCGCCAGCGCGGTTCTCGATCGTTGTTGGTCGCGCGCTGTAGGGGGATTATCATTGATTGACCTTATCCTCGGCCAGCTTGAGGCTGGAACCCCAGCCGCCCTCACTCGCGAGCGGCAGGCCCGGCGCCCAGACCGGCGCGCGGGCGAACTCGGCCTCCAGCAGCGCATCCATCGCTTCGGCCTCATCCTCGGGCACGCAGTAATCCAGGCTGTCATGCGTCGTCAGGAATGGCACGGAGTCACTCGACGCCTTGACCCTGGTCATGATCTCAGTGATCACGATCCGTGCCAGGGCCTGGCAAAGATTTTCCGTGATCTTCCCCCCGAACAGTTTGCGCGGCGTATCGTATGGGTCGTCATAGACCATCTCGGACCTGGTGTTTGTGATCACCTGCTTCCTGAGATTACGGTAGTTCAGGGGCAACCCATTGGGAAGCCAAATCGCCTCGGGGGCGGTCTTTATGCAGTCCTTTATATAGGGTGTCGAAACGGAAGATCCAACCATCAGGCTGCGCGCGAGCTGGTCGCACTTGTTCCAGAGCTGCGGGATCTCAGGGTAGCGGGCGCGGTAGAGGCTCACCAACGCCGCGGCTTCTTCGTCCGATACCTCGACGCTTATGCCGCCCTGGCCAATGAACAGGGTATGGCGCATGCGCTCGGCACCCATGCCATAGCCGCTACCAAGTATTACGGTCTTCCCTACGTGTCTGGCGAGCTTGTCGGCCCGGGTGATCGTCCGCGCATAAGCCTCGCTGGCAAACTCGGAGTAGATGTCCCGCCCCTGCCGGAACGCTTCCAGCAGGCTCTCGCAATCCGCTAGCCAGGCGTTCACCCGCGCCTCGATCTGCGAGCTGTCGCGGTGGACGATGCGGTAGCCCTCGGGCGCCTTGATCGCCTCGCGTATCCGCGATCCGCGCTTGAAGTTCTGCCAGTTAAACCCGTCGCTCCCCGAGAACCTGCCGGTATGCGCGCCGAAATACCGTAGTGGGACCGGCGCCCAGCCCTGACCAAGGTTGTCGGGCCAGTGCTTCAATGATAGCGCAAGCATTTTCTCAGTTCGGGTCTCCTCCTGCGTAGACTTGGACCCGACGCGCACCGCCAGCAAAGTTTGCACCTCCTCGGGCTGCTCCGGATCGGAGCAAAGCTCCTTGAAGGCGCGGTCGTTCTTCGCCAGCGCCCAGGTCTCCTCGCCGGTCGCCGGCGATACCTTGCGCGGCACCTCGACGCCGTGGCGCTCGAGCAGGGCGGCGAATTGCGGGTTGGAGCTGAACACGCAGGGATCGAGGTGGCCGACGCGCGCCAGCATCTGCGCCTTGCGCGCCCGGACCTCGGCGAGATGCTCGGCCAGCACATGCGGATCGAGCATGACTTGGGGGGCGCAGAACATGCGCACCGTCATGTCGATCACCGGCAGCTCGCTGGTGGGGAACACCGTCATGAACCGGTCGAATATCATCCGGCACAGTTCATTGTCGTGCCTGCAGTAACTACGGTAAGCCATCAGTGCCTCGGGGTTAGCCTGGAAGTCGGCCAGCCCCCAGCCCTTGGCGCTGTGGACCTCCTGTCCCTTGGGGGGCAGGCCCAGATGCTCGGCGACCTTGGCCAGGCTCGACGAGCCTAGCTTGTGGTGGGTGAGCGCCCGCGCCATCGAGAACGTGTCGAGATACAAAGCTGGCTCGATGCCCAGGCGCCACGACATGATCCCCGCATCGAACACGCAGTTATGGGAGAGCATCGCGCTGTTGTCCCAGTCGATCCGCGACAGGCGCTCCCTGACGGCCTCGATGCCGACGAAGGTTTCGCTCGGCTGATGGTCCTCCTTCACCGCGGCCATGATCAGCTGGAAGCGCGGATCGAGGATGTAGTCGATCGTACTCATTCGGTTGAGCGTGTAGTCGCTGGCGTAGTAGCTCTCGAAGTCAATCGCAACGATGCCCATGCTGATATTCTCTCAGCCCTCGACTATTTTAGGCGTGTAGCCGTAGTGCTGGCGGAACTCGGTCTGCACAATTTTGGCGATATCAGCGCCCGGCTTGACGGGGATAGTCCCGCCCCGTGTGCGTAAGCCGACAGCCACTTCCTCGTATTGCGATCCCTGGCCATTCCCCAGGTTCCACATCACGCACAGCAGACCATGGTGCGCGGTGTATTCAGTGCTGGTGTCGCCTTCCACGAGAGTCGCGTAGGCGCCACGCTCAGTTCGGACGATATGTGCGGTCATATCTCAGTTCTCCTCTTCGCCGACCCGCGCGACGGTCAGCCACGTATTATGGCCGGTAACGTAACGGTCAGCGCGAACCGGGACGCAGATGAAGGCCTCGTAGGTGTGCGTCTTTTTGCTATGGCTCCAGCTGTCGAGCCGCAGCGTGCGGCAAAAACCGCGCTTGCCGAATTTTCTGTGCGCTTCGCGCTCGGCGAAAATCTCGGCGGCGGCGCCAGCGTTCTCCGCTTGCACGGCGCGGAAACCGTCGCAGCGGAAAGTATAGAGGTGGGCTGACATAGTCCTAACTCCTCTGTGCTCGACTACAGTAATTTACGCGGGTTTCCACTCGCCGTCGAGGAACTGCCAGGCCAGGACCTGCGCGAATTGCCGGCGGTGGTGCCCGTTCGTCTCGGGGGTCAGCGAGCAGTCGGCCAGGATCTCCTCGGCCGCGGCTCGGTATTTCCTGACCAGCTCGACCGTCTCCACGCGGGGGGCATAGGGCGCGGTGCGGTTGCTGACCTCGTTGATGCGATGCTTCCACTTCTCCTCGGTGACGAAGGTCGCGAGCTGCGGCCACAGCATGTGCAGCGTGGTAGTGTCGGTCAGATTGTACATGACCGACTCGGTGAACCAGCTCGCGAGGTGCTCCCGCCGCCGGGCATGCACGATCGGCGCGAGCCACGACAGTAGTTGGTTCCATTTCTCCTCGGTGATGTTATGGATCAGCGCGTCAACATAGTCGGATTTGTTGAGCCTCGCTATGTTGTTGCCGGCAGGGGGCGACGTACGGCTGGTATACTTCGGGAAGAACATCTTCACGTTGTTCACGAACAGCACGACATCGCGCGGCAGGGGCTTCCACCCCTCGGGTACATGGTCGGCGGACAGGCGGATGACGATGGACCCGGTCATCTGAATGCCGCTGATGTCCCTGGCGCGCAGCGCGTTGCAATGCCCGATCATGTCGGGGTCGAGCACCAGGAGCTGCACGTCGTCGGCATCGAGCGGGAACTGCGCCTCGAACTGGCGCGCCGGGCGCCTCAGTGTGGCTCTGATGCTCTCTAGGATATCGGTGGTGATGGAAGATGGGATTTTCTGGTTAGCCATTAGTCTTCACCTTCTTCGGTTTGCGCACCGGATGCAGCAGGATTTTGCGGTGCTGCGGCATGTTGAGGATGTTCACCAGCGTCTCGAGCTGCAGCCGCGAGTTGCCTCTGATCGAGATCTTGTCGCTGTCCTCATAGTATTGCAGGGTCTTGCCGATGGGGCCGTGCATCGTTGTCTTCTCGGCGACAATCTCGATGGCCACCATGATCGGCCGCAACTTCGCCAGCGGCTCGATGACGCAGGAGAAATACAGTGGATCGGTCAGCGCCTCGGCATACTCGTCCGGAGGGACGCTCGATTTGCCGTGTGCCACGTGGATGATTAGCGGGGTGTGGCCCCGCCTATGTCCCCACTCCCTCGTCATCTCCCTAAACCCGCCGGTCATGAAGCTGAACAGGAATTGCGGGCGGTCGCTGTAGCGGTTCTCGGCGTTGACGCTGATGCAGAACCCGCGCTCGGTGATGCAGTCGGCCATGTGCTGCAGTATCGCCACCTGCTGGCGCATGTCCTCGGCGAAGCTGGTGGTTGGGATTACGGTAGTCGACGACAAAGGTGTCGCGACGGTCATGGTGCCTCCAATGCGATGCGCGCTAATGTGGTGTCATCGAGAAACTCGTCGTAGGGAACGACGATCTCGCTGCCATCGACGAACTCGATGGTCATCTCGTCGGATAGGGTGCATCGCAGCACTAGGCCGATCTTCTCGGTCAGGCGCTGAGGGAGCCTGTCACATAGCAAGCCCCTGTAGCTTTCCATCTGCCCGATCCCGTTGGGGCCAGCGATAATGCCGGATTTGCTGGGGAACTTAGTCACGGTGCCTCCAATGCTATGCGAGCTAGCATGTAATCACTGAGGAAATCCTCCTCGGCGAACTCGATGCTGGTGTCGTCGGTAAACTCGACAGTGATGATGCCCGACGTTCTGATGGTCCAAGCCCGGTTTATTCGGCGCATCAGGCGCTCGGGCAGGCGCTCGCGAAGAAGTTGCGTGTAGGAAGTTATCTGCCCGGTGCGCCAGGACCCATCGACAGGTGGAAGATACAGCGTCCGCCGCTTGGTCATGTCTTGATGTGCACGGTCTCGCCGAACGGGGCCGTGCCTTTCTCGATGCTGGCCCAGACCACCGGATACAACGGTGCCTTGTCGGGCATTTGGCCTTGGAGATCCGTGAGGTAGATCAGCGCGTCGGGCTTGATGCCTTCCTTCTCCAGGTACTCGAACGGTGGGACGAAGCTGGTGCCGCCGCCGCCCCTGACGCCACGCTTGCGTGCCACTTCCAGCTCGTCGAGTGAGTTGGCCTCGGCGACACGCCGGATCTGTGCGTCGCACTCGATCAGGATCACGGTCTTGGGTTTCACGTCCGCGAGTATCCCGCGCATCTCCCCGAAGAACGCACCCAGCGCCTTGGGGTCGGCGTAGATCGACCCCGACGTGTCCACCACGACCGCCACCGTGTCCGCGCCATGCCCGGTGCGGCCCGGCATCATGATGATCGGATTGAGTATCAGCTTGCGCCGGTCCGGACGGTTCCACGTCTCCTTGCGCCGCCCGATCATGCCGGTGATGGTCAGGCGGATCTTGTCGCGCCACTGAATCTGCGGCTCCAGGATATCCTCGACCATCCTGGCGATGCGCGTCGGCAGCTTGCCCATCGCCTTGGCCGCGGCTGCCGCCGCCGCGATGGCCTCCTTGTACTCGGTGTCGCTCGGCAGATCGACCTTGCCCGTGACCGGGTCCACCGGCGGGTCCAGCAGCTCGTCGAACGCGCCACCCTGTTTCGCCGCCTGGGCATCGCCCTTGGCCCCCTTGGGCGCCTTGTCTGAACTACGGTAGGTGCTGGGGTTACCCTGGCCTCCGTTGTTGGGCTGGGGCGGCGGGTCCTGCCATTTGCGCTCGTAGACCTTCTCCCATACCTCGTCCGCGCTCACGTCCGCGGCATAGAGCCACTCGGGGTTCATCTGTCCGACGCCGTCCTCGATGAGCCCGGCATTGATCACGTAGTCGGCGCAGACATTGGCGAACTGATGGACGAACGGCTTGCCCATCACCGTGCCCTGCTGCTCGTAATGCTTGCCGCGCGCGGGGTGGCGCTCGACGGCGTGGACGACCTCATGGGCATAGACGAAGATCGCCTCGCCGGGTTTGAGCGTGTCGATATAGTCGGGGTTGATGAAGATATGCCTGCCGTCCGTCGCGGCGGTGGGGACATCCCTGGTAAAGACCTCCCGACACTGGGAGTAGAAAAAATGGCTGTAGAAATGGCATGCCGTCATCATCCCGACGCGGGCGATCTCCAGCTTCCTGACCTGGTCGGGCGTGGGCACGATCTCGGTAAACTTATGGGTCTGCATTACGGTAGTTCTCCTATTGGCTGTCCAGACGATCCACGATCGCCTGGGCCTGCTTCTGCACGATCTCGCGGGCGACGTGGCTTACGCGCAATCCCTCGGCGCTGCTGCCACTGATCATTCGGTCGATCATCGCGGTGATCTCGATCACCTCCTGCTCACCGTTGATGTTCCAGGCGGGAAGCAACGTGACCAGCTCGCGCACCGCCTCGACCGTCGAGGCACGGAACGTCGCGTCCTCCCCCGACAGGCGCTCGGCGAGCTTGCCCACGCGCTTGCGGATCTGGTCCATCATCGCCTTGCGGGCGCCATCGACCATGATCTGTTGTTTCGCCTCAAGGAACTTGGACAGCGCCGTCAGCGTGGTATCCGGCAGCCCCTGGAAATCCTGCCCGGCAGGCATGGGGACGAAATCGTAGTTGATGTGGAACTGCGCCCGCACCTCCGCCTCGGTCGGGTATGTCGCATCGGCCAGCGCCGCCAGGTTGGCCTTCGCCCGCACTATCGCATCGGGGTAGTCCGCGATGAACGCATCGAGCGCCTCCATCGCGATCCGCTTGCGCTTGCCCATCTCCTCGGCGTACTTGTCGAACAGCTCCGTGGGCAGCAGCCGTGGCCCCCTGAGGCGCTCGGCGTGGGGGTCGGCCACCCATGGCAGGGTCAGGCCGTAATGGGTCGTACGGACCGCTGTGAAGGCCGCCTGGGCCTCTTTCAGCTTGCCGTCGGCCCCAGCCAGCATGTTCTTGATCGCCCGCCCCACGTTGCCCACGGCCCCGGCGTCGGCCTTGGCCTTGTCCATGATCTTGCGATCGGACTTCTCGGCCGACCACACCCCGATGGTCACGTCGGCCAGCAACGCGGTCTTGCGCAGCGCGTTGCCGATATCGGCATGCCCGATCTGCATCCCGTCCATCAATGTCCTCCAAATACGGTAGTTGGTGTCAATGCCAAGTATACCAGCAGCGTGCCCACCAGGGCAGCCACGGCCAGGGTGGCGTGGATCGCGAGCGCCTGCCGGCGCATGGTTCGCTCGAATGCCTCGGCGGACCAGGGACGCGGGGGGCTGGGGATATGCAGTTCCAGCTGGCGCGGGTCGTTGTCGTTCACGGGCAAGGGCTCCAGTTCCTCGATCAGGTGCAATCTCATGGCTCGGGGTTCCCCAGGATATCCAGGTAGGTGCTCTCGTGCGGCTCGATCTCCCGGTTGCATGACGGGCACCGGTCATTGCACGCGCAGCTCCACTGATCGGTCCATGTCTCGTGGCAGGCTTGGCATTCATAGTGGTTCACGATGCGGCACGGCTCGTCGTCGGTATCGACCGGCCCTTCCCACAGGTCGCGCGACTTCACGAACATCCACATCATCACCCAGGTCCCGTCGTCGGTCTCGCTGACTACGGTAGGGGAGTCGATCTCCATGTCGTTGTCGAACGCGATGGTGTTGCGGGCGAACTCGATATACGGGTTGTCCGCCTCGCTCGCCTGGAACGCGCGGACGCAATCCGAGAAGGTGACGTGGTTCTCATCGAACAGCTTCTTGATGCGCGCCCGCCGGTCCTCGACCTCTAGCATTCCCATTATGGTAGTTCCTCTACTGACTCGATGCAGATCTCTTGCAAGGTAATTCCCTCCGGAGGGCAAGGGCGCTCCTCGACCGCGCACCTGGCGATCTCCTCCGCTTCCTCGCGGCTCGCGGCCTCGATGGTGAAGTCGAACCCGTCGGTGTAGTAGACGCTGCCCACGATGTTGAATTTCATGTTTCATCTCCTGTGATTACGGTAGTTGTCCTGCCCTATGCCCGCACCGCGAGCAGCAGGTCCTTGTGTTCCCGCAGCCAGTCGGCGTAGTCGGCGGTCATCGACAGCGCATGGCTGGCCTCGGGGCGCCCTTTCATCGCGCGCACCGCGAGCACCTGCATCTCGGTCTTCAACCTGGTCAGGTATTTCATCACCGGCTCGGCATTCTTGTCGTCGATATTCCCCGCGAGCATGAACCCCACCACCATCTGCGCATCCTTGTTCGGCGGCAGCTTGGCCTTGGATGGGTCGCGCATCACGCTCTCGATGGTGGGGATCTCGTCGGAGAACTTGAGGTGGACAAAATACTGGCTCGCCGCCGCCTGCCCGACCCAGCCCGCGGCACACTCCTTGGCGATGGTGTCCATCGGCATCTGGTCGCGGGATACCTCCTCGGGTGACCTTAGCGAGCGCAGATCCGCATCCATCCGGCACAGCGATCGCGGGGTGCAGAACGGATCGGTCCCATCGGGCACGCCGTCGGTGAACACGATCTGCGGGTATTGCTGCGCGAAGCTCAGCGTCATGTGGTGCGGGCGCAGCGCCTTGGGCTGGCTCGACGCCCACCCGATGAACGCCGGCATGTTGGCGTCGATATGCACCTCCATGCGGCGGTTGGTGAGGAACATCAGCGGGCGCATCACACCCGACCGGTCCTTCATTCGGTTGGACGCGGCCACCACGCGCCAGCCCATCGGGAGTGCCACGTTGCCCACCTGCCCGTTGAGCAGCAGCTCCGCGCCCGCTTTGCGCACGTCATCGTCTGCCTGGCCAAATTCGTCCAGGAACAGGACGCCGACGCGGGGGACCTGGCCTTTCCACGTCCCCTCACGGTGCACCGTGCCGTCGGGCTCGATGACTACCGTATTTGAGATGGTCGGATACCACGGCGGCGTGCTGAACACGGTGTCCAGCGCGTTGTCCGCGGCGCCCTTGATGGGGATCATGAACCCGCGCACGTCCACGCTCGAGATGGTCGCGAACATGAACACATGCAGCCCGACCGGCTCGCCCAGCTGACGCGCCGTCTCGGCCACGCACTGGACCACCGCCGACGATTTGCCGATGCCAGGGGGCGAGATCATCTCGATCGCGCTGGCGCGCGTGCCTCCGTGCAACGCACCCATGTGGGTGCGAACGATAACCTGTTTCGCTTCGTTGATGTCCATGATTACGGTAGTTCCTTGTTGGTGTGATAGATACGTGCCTCAAGCTCGGCGATCATCGCGTCCAGCGCGAGCTTGGGGACGTCGAACAGGGTCCAGTGCCTGGCCGGCACGATGCAGGGCGCGTCCAAGTGGTCGGTCTCGATGTGCCAGCACTCGATCGGTTTCTCAATCGCGGCCAGCTGCAACGCCGCCTCGGTATACTCAAGATCGAACACGAAGTAGCGCAGCCATACGTCGAACGCGGCGCCGGCATCGTCGGCGTGGATTATGCAGTCCTCGCGATTGCCCTCGTTGACCTCCTTGGCGACCTCATACTCGATGCCCACCTGATACAGGGCCATTACGGTAGTTCCTTTATCGGGCGTTGCTCGCTGAGACCCGCGACGATCACCACCAGCTCGTTCATGACGCTCTCGAGGCGGGCGACGCGAGCGCGGTGCTGGTTGCCCGCGATGGCCTGGGCATTATCCCCCTGCATGTAGTAGTCGCGACCGTGGGGCGCGGTGTTCGTCTGCAGGTATTCGTGCGCGTCGCTGACCATTTGCAGCGCCATGATGTAGCTATCATACAGGCTGTCGTAGCTGGTGCCGTTGAGATGCACGGTGGGGATCGCGATGGTGACAAGGGTCATTTCGGTTGTCCTCGATTACGGTAATTGATCAGGGGTAGAGATGCAGCTGGTTCGTGCTGTTGTTGATCGACCACCCGCAGACATGGCGCAGGAACCCCTGCCCGAGCAGGCCGGTCTCGGTCTGGTTTATCGACATCTCGATATTCTCGACCGTGATGCCCTTGAGCGTGAGCGCAGGAAGTATGTAGGTCTGCTCGCGGCTGACGGCGCCGTTGGCGAGGTGGAAGTTGACCATGCGGTAGGGTTTCAGGCTGCCGTCGCGGAGCCAGGCCAGGCCGAGCGAGCGCGGCAGGGACACGTCCCCCGCGCCGCTGTCGAGCACGAAGGTATGCCCGCCTGGCACGTCGCGAAAATAGAACTTGATATGCGGCGTGGAGTAGGTCGCGAAGTCCAGGTCGTAGCTGACCGGGGTGGGGGAGCACGGGAACGCGGGGGACGCGATCGCGACCGTCATTAGCGCACACGCTCCCAAAAGAAGCCGTTTCATCGGTATATCCCTATTACGGTAGTTGATAAAGAGTAAAGTCAGGAGTCTGCGTCTAAGACTATCAGGAAAGACAATATTCCTATGGTGACCAGGCCGCCGCCGAGCATGGCGAACACGATCACGGGGAGCAGGTCGAGCATGGGTGGGTTCCTTGGGTTGGTGGGGGCGCGCCGACGACAAGGTGTCGCGGCGGGGCGGCGCATCATTCGGTAAAACCGCCGTGGATGCCCGCACAGGCGCCCTTATGGGCTGGGTGGGGGCGAGGGCGCGGCGGGGACGTTATCGGCCTGTACGGGCAGATATGGGGCTCTAGGGGACGCGGGGGGCTAGATCCTCCGATTACGGTAGTTGATGGGTAGCTTAGACCTGGTGCTCTGCGAGTTCGCGATTAAACTCGACCAGCAGCCTTCCGTCGCGATCGTCCAGGCTGGCACACACCACGATCGGGTCGTCGACGCACGCATTATAGAAGCGCGCCGCGTCGAGGTAATTGTCATAGAGGAACGTGTGATAATCCAGCGCGCCATGCTCGACCGCGCCGATGGTCACGACGAAGGGATTTTGCAGGTTCATGGTGGATAACTCCAATTACGGTAGTGCATGAAGGGTCTGGATAGTATGGAAGTATGTATCACGCATCCGTGAGGATACTTCCATTCTCGTGAGACGAAAATGAGACTTTGGCGGATTTCCAGGCGTTTTTCGCGATACTTCCATACTTCTATTACGCATTCCGTGTAACGGAAGTATTCAAACACCAAAAAACCCAGGAGTAGCTAGGGCTACCGCGATGAACTTCTGCAACGACGTAAATACACCCCAAAATGGAGGGGTCCGGTTTCACGACCTATCGTGACAAACTCAGTCTCAGATCTCATCCTGCGAGACAGCCTCGCTAGTGGCTCCTGTTTTAAAACATATAGAAGTATGGAAGTATGGAAGTATGAAAGAAAACTATTGAAAATCTGCCATAAACTGCGTCGAGATACTTCCAACGGTGCGGCCGGCGAACACGGCGCTACGGAAGTATGACCCCAAAATTGGTCGCTACGATAGTGACTGGGGGTTTTTGGCCCGGAAAGCTTCCACCACTATATAAATTGGTCGAGTAGCGGCGGCGCAGGCGGCGCATCATTCGGTTTAATATAGTAGTGGGAGCTTACGCCCCCACCCTACCTTGTAACCACTATAGTGATTGGTTAGGCAGCCTGGCCCAATGTAGTGGTGGGCGTGGTGGACTGGAACACGCGGCCGTTGAAGGGGGCGAACACGTCAACCACACCCGAAGCTGGCTCAATTACGGTAGTGGATGGGATAGGCTTGGGTCCGTCGAGCACCTCGGTTGCGCTCGCGGTCGGCTCGCGCGCCTCTACGGCAGCGATCTCACGCATGTCCTGCGCGGTGACCGGGCGCGTGACCGGCCCGGCCTCGCCCAGCATCGCGGCGCGCGCCGCCTCCAAGGTTTCGACCTTGACCTTGGACAGGGTATCAAACGCAGCCTTCACGTCCTGCTCGGGGAAGTTGAGCGCGATGGTGGAAAGCTCATCCATCATGGCCTTGATCCGCTTGGCGGCCTTGTCGGCCTTGATATCCGGGTCGCACTCGCGGGCATAGGCGGTGATCAGGTCGGGCGCGTCGAGCAATCTGCCGCGCGTCGGCAGGGCCTGCGTCGCGGACATCACGACATGGTAACGGCGCTTCCATGCCTTGCGTGCGGGCATGTCGGCGTCCTTGCCATTGAGCGCCTTGGCCAGGTCTTCGTCGGCCCACACCGCAAGTGCTGCGTCCATGATGGATGGGAAAGCCTCGCGCGTGCCGGGTTGCATGACCACGCGCAGCTCGTTGGCGAAAGTCTTGACGCTGGCGGGAAGTTTCGCGCCGTTGTTCGCCTCGGCGACAAGTGCCGCGCCCTTGTCTACCTGTTGCGCGGTCCAGGCGTTCTGCGTGGACAGCTCGGCCAGGGTGCGCAGCGTGCCCTCGCGCGTGACCAGCTCGTTGTCGCGCTTGCCCTGCACGATATCAGCTTCTTTCTTGATATCGTCCAGTTCCATGCTGTGGCGCGACAGCGCGCCCTGAATGGCGTTCTTGATGGTCTCCGCGATGGTCGCGGTGTCGAGGAGCATGTTCATAGTGTGTGGGTTCCTGATTACGGTAGTTGATGGGGGGTTAGGCGCGGCAGACACAGAAAGAGAGTTGCAAGCGCCACACTCGCAGAAATCTAAGCCCGCCGACCTTGCGATAACGTAGGGTCATTAGCGGGCACCCATGGCGTAGGCGCGGATGGCTTTGCTGCCGTGATACATCGCGCCCATGGCGTGGCTCGGCAGGTTTCCGGCGATGCAGCCGCCCTTGATCCTGCGGGCGCCGTTGGCGACGCGGGCCGGGCAACGCTTGATTACGATGTTCGCGGGGGGCGCAACCACGTCGCGCTTGCCCAGCGTGGGGGCGAGTAGGAACTTGGCAGAGATCGTGGCTCGCATGGGTCACTCCGATTACGGTAGTTGAAGGTTTCGGGTTCGCACCCATCGTCAGCATGGCGAGCAGCCATGGACCTTGCGTGGCGCGGCCTTCCGCGCAACCTACTGCCTCCGCATGGTGGGTCCATGCATCTACGGGGTCGAGTGTCCGCACCTGCTGCGCTTGTTAGACGCATGGATGCTTAGGCGCCCCTGCCGGCATCATGTGTGCCGCGTTGCTGCGTCGGGGTGGATCTCATAAGGGGGTGGAAGGAACAACTACCGGTAGTCAGGGGGGCTGGGGGGCCGGGGGGAGTATTGGACAGGGGTGGGGGGGTGCCTAGGCCGCGGTTAGGTAAGTCACTCACACGACCAGCACTTTTTGAATACTATGTCACCGCCACTACGTTAGTGACTGGGAATGACCACTACATTAGTTTTTCTATCTCCACGCCCCCACCCCGCCCAGCAGTATCTCTTGCAGACTCGGGGGCACGGCCTTATATAACAATCATGTTTACGGTAGTTATCCACAAGCAGTGCAACTAGATTGACGCACGCGGCTTTAGGCGTGTTCTATTCACGAGCTACTAGAAGGGGGTCCACATGGCGCAAAAGAGTACGCCCAGTCCATCCACCCGGTCGCGCAGCCGCAAGGCCCCGCCGCCGGCCAACACCAACTACAATAGCCTGGCTAAGCGCGACAAGGAGCCGTTGCCTGAGATCGACGAGGATCTGGCTGAGCGCCTGGTCGAGCTGCTCGCCGCGATCACCGAGACCACGCGCCCGGCGACCAAGAAGGCGCGCCTGCTCGCGTTCATCATCGAGATGGACCGGCTCAAGCAGCTGTTCCCTACCCACCAGGTGGTCGCTGACCATATCGGCTGCTCGGTCGACAATATCCGCACCGCGCTGAACGACAGCATCAAGCGCAAGCTGGTGACCCAGGAGCTGGTGTTTGTTCCCGGTAACATCGCGCGTCGCGAGAGCACCACGCGGCGGCACCGCTACGCACCAACCAGGAGATTAGCGCCCGTTACTAGTCTGCTGTAATACTGATAAACGCCCAAAATAAAACTAAATAAAACGGCTTTAAGGCGTGATAAACCGTACCCGACGGGCAGTCGTTAAAAATGCGTTATTCTGGCTCGCTCCATTAATCTCCATCTAGACATTTGTCAGGAAGTATGGGGCGAGTCATTTTTACTGTGGCCAGGATGTCACACCGGGTTTTCGTTTGACACCCCCTGACTCGGGATTTAGATTACGGTTTAATCATGGGGCTTCCACGAAGGAATACCGTAATGCGCCAGCGGCCGGTCCAAACCTCCTCCCCTCCCGCGAGTCGGGTCCAGTCTGGAAATGCAGCAGACGCGCAACCGCTACTTCACATGGCCGTGCGCTCGCCGCCGCGGGCGGTGTCGCAGATCGGGCCGCCGGTCCCCCGCGTCCGCCGTGCCTCCGAGATGAAACTGGCGATAGATCGCGCGCTTGAGGCGGTCGGACGGCTGTCGGACCAGCTGGGCGATGGCGGGGGCGGCATGAGCGATCAGGAGCTGGTTCAGGTCGCGCAGGGGTTCGTGCGCGCCGTGGCGACCGCCGGGACCCGCCTCGCCTGTATCATAACGCCAATAAAGCTATAACTCTCCGTCGCGTACGGTAAGTAAGCTTTCAAGCTTGCCAGCTGTGGCGGAAGTGTATTAGATCGCCCCACCCCGTCGTGCATACGCGCATGGCGTGGAGAGGGGAACCATGAAGGTTGTCGTGCTGGCGTCGCAGAAGGGCGGCGCGGGGAAGACCACGCTGACCGCGCATCTCGCGGTCGAGGCGGCGCGGCGGGGTTCCCGGGTCGTGGTGGTCGACCTCGATCCGCAGATGGGGCTCATGGAATGGTGGAACGCGCGCGCGGCTGACACACCGGTGGCTGCCCAGTTCGCCGCCGCCGACCTCGCCGCCGGCATCGCCTCGCTGCGGGAGAGCTTCGATTTCATGTTCATCGACACGCCGCCGGCACTCGGAGACAATATCCGCCTCGCCATGGCCCATGCCGACCTCGTGGTAATTCCCGTGCAGCCCTCGCCCAACGACCTGCGCGCCGTCGGCGCCACTATCCGCATGGCCCGCGAGGTGCGTAAGCGGTTGCTGTTCGTGCGGAACAGATCGAACCCCCGGCACGTCCTTGCCAGGGAGACAGCAAGATTGCTGGCGGCGCACGGGCCTTCCGCTCATGGTGATATCGGGGACCGCACCGACTTCAAGGCGGCGATGGCTGAAGGGCTGACCGCGTCCGAGATCAATCCATGGTCGCGGTCGGCGGTCGAGGTCGCCGCCCTGTGGGATGTCGTGGCAGAACAGCTAGGAGGGGTTTGATGGCCAAGACGCCGATAAAATTATCAGATGGCCTGGTGAATGCCGGTAAGCGCCCCGCGCTCGGGCCAACTACCGTAGGTCGGGTCTATCCTATGATGCTCTCGGTCCGCGTCGATCCGGCGTTGCTCGACGAGGTGAAGGACCTCGCGCATGCGCGGCGGCTGAAAATCCAGGATGCGGTGGACGAGATGATGCGCAGCTGGGTGCGGACCAACGGCTCACGGCGCTAAATGCAAGCAAGTTTGCCGGTAAGATTACGAGGATGGGCGCCCCCCGCTCCCCATTCTGGCCTGGGTCGCGGCCTTCTGCGCCCCCAGGTAGGCCAGCATCCGCCGTTCAGCCGCAATCGCGTCCCAAGGGAGTGGTTCCTGAGCCTCTTTTTTTATTTCTAACACTTTAGTCGTGCGATCCTGCTGGTCAGAGCGCCGGCGGGGCCAGGGGCAGCCGCGAGCGGTGGCGGTCGGGCGGTCGGGGGCCGGTTTGAGTAGGATATACAGGTTCGAGGTCTGCTCCGTGCGCCACTTTCCTACGCGCCGTCGCCGTCGCATCCAGGTTAGCAGGCCGAGCGCACGGGCGTTGTTGAGGGCACGTCCCACCGTCGCGGTGTGGCAGCCGACACGGCGGGCTATGGCGGCGTGGGAGGGGAAAAGAAGCCCTCCATAGGGCCGGAATGTGGGTAAAGCCCGTAAGACGAGAAATTCTAGCCGGGTCATGTTACCGGCCAGCAGTTCTGCATGGGCTGCGGCGACCAGGGCGGCGCTCATGGAGCATCCCCCCGATCGGGAATGTCATCACCGAGGAAGAAAAACTCGGTTTTTCCGTGGAAATTGGTGCGCCAGGTAAGCAAACCGTGAGCTTTTGCTCGCTTTCGGGCCTCGAAAACCGTCCTTTCACACCAGTTTTCGCCCTCTATTAAGGCTTTATCGGACGGATTTGGGTGCCCGCTTTTGACTAAAAATCGCAGTTTTTCAAGGATATAAGTGTGTTTATAGGTCAGAATACGGGCTTTGAGGGCTGTTTCCAGCCCCTCGTTCCATGCTTTGAACGCTAATGACGGGGGTTGCACTCCGCTCTCCATCGAGCGGCCCCGCGAAAGATTACATCGCCCCCACCACGCAAAAAAAGACTTGCGTGGACGCCAACTACCGACAACTATGGACCTTAGTGATGGGTCCTGTTTCGGAGCGGAAGACTCCGGGTAGGTTTGTGGGGGTGGTTCTCTTTCGGGGGGCCACCTTTACTTTTGTACGCCCTTGGCAACATCGCCGTCGTGAACCTTGCGCGCATCCGCGCCGCGCTGCAATTCCTAATGCTGTCTCAATGGAACCATGCCATCGCGATCAGGGTCACCAGGAGCAGCAGCAGTGGCTCGAGCAGTCGCGCGGGGCGCATCCTGTTCTCCCGTCACGGTAGTATGCTATTAGCAATTACCGTAATTGGGATCAACACGAGGAGGGGGTCATGGCGCAGTCCTACCGCAAGCCTATCCTGGAGGAGGCCGACAGTAGGGATACTCCCACCCAGCAGGCCGCCGAGTACTGCAATGTCTGTCGCTTTGCCATGGTGCCCGACGCCACCTCCTACCGTTGCCGGCGCGACCCGCCGGTGAACGGCGTCCAGCCCACGGTCAAGGGCACGGACTGGTGCGGCTCTTACGAGATTGGCACGCCCTATGTGCCTGCCCCGCCCCCCGCGTCCCCGCCTGCCCCGGTCAACGCCGTCCTCCCCCGTATCGAGCAGGTCGCCAACGTGATCAGCTGCACCACGGGGAATTGGAGCGGCACGCCGACCAACTACAAATACGACTGGCGTATGGACGGCAAGGATGTCGGGCCGGGCACCGAGAACCCGAACTACATCACCGTCTCCGCCGATATCGGCAAGACCGCGACCTGCATCCTGACCGCCCGCAACGACTGGGGCGAGGCCAGCGTCACCTCGAACGCGATCGTGGTCGCGGACCCCGCACTCCCCGTTCCCGAGAACACCACAATCCCCTATGCCAGCCAGGCCGGCGACACGTTGAACTGCACCATGGGCGAGTGGACCGGCACGCCCAGCGCGTATTTTTACCAATGGAAGGTGGATGGCGCCCCGGTCGGGGATGGCAGCGCGGACTACGTCGCCACCTCCGAGCAGGAAGGTCGCGACGCAATGTGCGTGGTCAGCGCGTCCAACATTAGCGGCAGCGGGACCGCGCCGCCTTCCAATACCGTCACCATCGCCCACTGGGCACCGCCGCGGTCAGCGCGTCAGGCGCCACATCGCAACCAGGGCGACCACGATGACGCCGCCCGCCACAAGAAAGAAGACTAGCCAGTCCACTTAGGTCCACCTACTGGTGTAACGCTGCTTTCTTGCGGCGTCGGTGGGCGCGCTGGGAACAGGCGGGAGAGCAGTAGCCCTTCCGCCGAAAATGGGCGTAGCCCGCGTAGGACCCGCCGCAGATCGTGCAGAGCAAATCGCTCTTGCTGTTATGCTTCTCCCATATGTTCCTGGAGTTGCGCGACGCCCACGCGCGGCCCGCGTCGGTTCGGTGCCACTCGGCTGCGGCGGCGAGAGCCTTGACGGTGGGGGGTTTGAGGGTGCCCGCCGCAATCCGCTTGAGCGCATGGTGTCGCGCGTGGTCGCTCCGCGAGACCAGCTCCAGATTGTCGATGGTGTTGTTGGCGGGGTTGTCGTCTTTATGGTGGACCTGGAACCCAGCGGGGCGGGGACCGTGGTGATGCTCCCAGACCGCGACGTGCAGCGAGATGGATATCTTGCGCCGCTGGTTCGCTTTGCGCTGCCACCAGTCCCGGCCATAGCCGCGTTTCTGCTCCTCTCGCTGTAGGTCGAGGTGTTGTTGCGGGGTGACCAGTTCAAGGTTGTAGGCGGCGTCGTTACTTGGATCGCCGTCCTTGTGATGGATCTCCATCCCTCGGGGTACCGGGCCGTAGGCGCGCTCCCAGACGGCGAGGTAGCAGGTAATTTTGCGCCAGAAATAGCGGTTTTTCCCGCCCTGGTAGTAGCGGTTTCCGTTAAACTCCTGGAAGTTGGTTCCATTGATACCGCGAGGCATGGCGCAGTATACATCATGTCCAGCCCATAGGGGATGGTGTTGGAACTGGGCGCCTGGTTGACATACGCAGCACTCTACCAGTAATATTAGTGGATACTCCAAGTGCAGCATACGTTAGACAATCGCAACAATCTGACCAGGGGTGGAGCTTCTCGGGGATCTCCTCCATCTGGCCGTCGCGCTTCCTGCGGTAACGGTAGCGGTCGCCCAGCGCCTTCACCAGCGTCGGGCACAGCGCGCGGTTGATCTGCAGGGCGGGCTCGCCCTGGATGGTCCCGCGCAACAACTTCTCCACCGCCATCAATCGCGGCGCAATCGCGTTCGTCGAGGCGGGGAAACTATGCAGGCCCAGAGCCTTCAGCGCCTCTATGGGGGTCTCCTCGGTGATCTGGCTGCGCTGGTTGCCCGCCGGGTCGGCCACCACGAAATGGTTCTTGCCGGCGTAGGGCTCCTGCAACAACCGTGGTCGCAGACGCTCCTCGACCATCTGGATCAGGCCCATGTCTTCCGTACATATTTCTTCAAAAACCAACAATCGCCCTAACGCATCAACCTGGGTGATCAGGCAGGTTGGGGTGCGGCCGAAATCGAAGGCGACCATGATCGGGCGATGCGGGTTGACCACGACTTGCATGTCGCGGACATGGGTGGGTGCGTGAAAAGAACGTCGGAACACCGCCTGCCCGGCGTTACTGGTGCCCCACTGGCTCTCGACATGCACCGCCGCCCACTCCGCGTCGCGGCCGTTCATCAGGTCGTCGTAATACGCCGACGGTAGGTTCGCGAGGTTCTCGCCCTGCGGCGAGATCCCGCTGGGCTGGTGGAACAGCGCCCACCCCGGTGTCGGGTCGAGGACGAATTTCTCGTGGTAGGGGCTGTCCGTGTCCCACGGGTTGCTGTCGGCGATAAGCCCATACCAGCTGGGCGCGCCGTTGAGCTTGGAGGGGAAACGGCCGAGGCGGCCAAGCAGGGGCGCCACTATATCTAATGGC